CCAAGATTCTTCTTCTCCCTCTCCAGAAGAATCTGAGGGTAGCGAAGAAGATGAATCAGTACCAACAGATCATTATGAATCCGCTTGGAAGGATGGGCCTATCCAGACATTCATCAATCCAGCAATTCTATACGATGGTCTAACAGAACTAGGTATCCCTGAACTCAGCAAGGAGAACCTAGCAACACCAGACCTAGCCCCAACATGCACTTACCCAGACGACCCAGCAGAGCAAGCCTACCACTGTTACAGCCAAAGTTTCTCAGACGAATACGATCCAGGCTGTATCGGCTTTTACACTGAAGACCATAAGTTTGAATGCGTTTACAACCAAGCAGCAGAATTCGTAGAATGGGCAATCAACATGAACCCACGTTGTTTGATTGGCCCAGACTTCTCATGCTACACACACTGGCCTTTAGCAAAGAACATTTGGAACCTATACCGAGCTAGATGGTGTACCCGTCTATGGCAAGATGCAGGACTCAAAGTAATTCCTAACGTCCCAATCTTGGATGGGCCTCCATACACTCTTTCAACCAAGTACTCATTAGAGACTCTCCCAACTAAGGCAACTCTAGCAGTTCAATGTCGTACCCAAGAAGCAAGAGCAGCTAAAGGTGTAGTAGAATGGATCAACAAAATCATAGAAGTATGCAAACCAGTTTGCATGGTTCTCTACGCAGGAGAAGAGAAACAAAAGTACATGCTAGGTGACCTAAAGAAAGGTAAGACTCAACTAATCTTTTTACCACAGATCGTAACCGTCAAACGTAAACGCTATAAATAGGAGCTAACTAAATGGCAACTTCAAATGTACGTGTAAAGCTAGACGTAGCTAAAGGCTACAATGCTAAAGGTCGAAAAGGTAAGACCAAGAAGAAAGGCAAAGGCATAAAAGAAACTAATCGACAACTAGCTCAAGAGCAAGAAAGCAAATCAGCTAGAGAGTTACAAGCAGAGCAAGCAAAGAAACAAGGCCGCGACCAGAAAGAGATACAACGTATCAGAGGCCGCCGAGTTAAGAAGCCAGCAAGCCGAGCGAAAGCAGTTAAGATCAATCAAGGCCCAAAGATAGTAAACGTAAGCAAGTCAAAGAAAGGCCGTTCATTGTTCGGTAGTAAAGGCCCAAAAAAGACCACAACAAAAAAATCCAAGAATTCATCAACTGGTAGTAAAAAGTCAGTTGCCAAATCCAAACCGAGAGAGTATAGTCAGACACCGGCAGCCATACGTAAGCGAGCATGGCGAGCGAAACAGAAGGGACAATCGGAAGGACAGTCCAACCGAACAAACTCTTCAAGACGTAAGAAATAACAATCCATTTACGGAGTAGTAAAATGGCAAAAAAACCGTTACAGACCAAAGCCATGAACAAGGCCGCAGCAATTCTTGGTTCATCAGGTGGTAAGAAGGGTGGGCCAGCAAGAGCTAAGAAGCTCTCAGCACAACGCCGATCCGAGATTGCCAGCAAGGGAGCAGTAGCACGTAACACGAAGTACGCCAAGAAAGACATTGCGATCAACACAGGCAGAGGTAAGACCAACACTATGTTCCAAGCAAAAAGGAGAACACCGTAACACCATGATCGTTACCAAACCATTCGGACACCCAAAGGCACGTAAGTTCATCAATGGAAGCCATATTCCAGTTCAAGCAGTCAAGCTTCAAGGCGATACCCTGCAAGAGTCAGCAATGGCTACCCTGATTGCTTTGGCCTGGGAAGGTAAAGGCCCACTAGCCAAAGCCTTGAAGACCGAAGCAACCGCACTCGTTGAGAAGTTCACCAAGTCCAATCCTGAATTCAAGTTCAGCAAGTTTGGGCGAGATCGTTCAAAGTCTTCTGAAGACACCAAGCAAGCCAAACCAGCAAAGCAAGCCAAGGCAAGTAAGGCTACTTCGAAGAAGACCGCGAAGCCTGCAAAGAAGAAGGCTCAAAAGTCCCAAGAACTTGAGCCAGCTTTGGCTTAATAAATTCTGCTTTGCAGTAACACTACCCCTTCAGCATACAAGTCTAAACGGACACACGACTAGATGCTGAAGGGGTTTTTCATATACCATCTATCCCTTAGTTACAAGGACTGCTACAATGACCGCAGCATTTGAAAATCAAGACCTGAACTCGATGCAAGAGTTCATGGACAAACACTTGAGTGTATCTCAAGGTAGCGTCAACAAAACAGTTGAACGGATCAAAGAATGGTTTCTTGATGTAGTCAAAGAAGCTATCAAGAACAGCGACCTCAAGAACGTCAAGAAAGAGGACGTACTGAAATTGGTAAGCGATATGTACGACAAGTACATTCAACCAATCGATCTTCCAGGCCCAGACGTTGTAGTTGATCCAATGCTGAAGCAGATCATTCTGAAGCAAGCAGGATCATTGTACGATCAATTCTTCACAGCACAAAACGACAACAACGTACCAGTCTTCGGTGACGATCAAACCGAAGAACCTATGCAAGATACCGATGCGATGATCGAACTTGAAGACGACGAAGATCGTAACTACCCATAAGACACCGCACAGTAGTTCAAACCGTTAGTACCGTTTATCTTTTCATCCTCCAGGGAGAGTTTAGCATGAAGTTTCCAACCATCATCGTTGCAGTACTTATCACAGTACTATTAAGCATTACCAGTTTCGCACAACAATGCACAACAGGTCGATGCTACAAATCAGCACCAATGCTAGTCGAATCGGCACCAACTTTCAGCGATCCAGTACCAAGCTTCACACCAGTACGAACTGTGGTAAGTGAAGTGGTAGTACAGCCTACGCAAAACGTAGTCCAGTACTTCCAAGAAGTTCAACCAGTTCGAAGTACAGGAGTAGCCGCACTAAAGACTACACAACAAGTAGCCCAAGGCGTTATGCGTCACGTAGGAGGCTCCCTTGGTGGTGCTCGATATGAAGGAGTAGGCTTCTCTTCTGTCTCTCCAGAAGACGCATTGCGTAGGTGCTGTTACTCAAACCGACCTAGACGCGAACAATCAGTTCAGTATGGTTACAATCGTAGCCTACGTACCTACGGTTGGTTCGCTACAATCTTGTGCGACTAATCTTTGTCAAGTGGTAACTACTTTAGTTACGAGAGTAGACAGGCCGGTGACTTAGTTCATGGTGGGTTCGAATCCCACACTACTCTTTGGATCGGTGTCTAACGGCTAAGTGTTCCTTTTGGGAGTCATGACCCATCAGAGAGCTTCCAGGTTAATGATAATTCCTGGCCGATCCTCTTAACCTTGCCTGTAGCTTAATCCAGGAAAAGCAACACCCTTCTAAAGTGTAGTTGCCGGTTCAACTCCGGTCAGGCAAGCTAAGACCTAGATCAGTATGCCGTAGTAATGGGACGGACAACGGTAGAACGCGAAAGCATATTGATCTAGGTTCTTTTCTTTTCTTTTCTTCTCTCTCCAGAGAAATATAGTGCTTGTTCGCTCAAGCACAATAAATTCTACATTGCATAGACATATACCATCCGGTTGAACGCTCAAGCGAGCCTACTACGTATCTACGTAATATCTACGCACGTACATATATGTATAGGCGGGGGTGGGTGTGTGTACGCCCGTCGCGTGCGGTTCCTCTTCTACTGGGAATCCGATTCTATCGGCAAAAAATTTTTTCCGATTTTAGTTAAGATATACTTGCAAGTATCCGATAAATACGATACAATCAGACATGCGGCAGAAAAATCTCAAAATGAGACAGTGCCGATTTTGCGAACAATAGAATCGCATCGATGCAAGCTTAATAGTTGCAAGCTTGTTTCGAATTACAATTGCAACTAGCAAACATAAAGGATTTTAGTTATGGCATTGCTTATGCAAGTCTACATTGCTTGCCGTATCGAAGCAGAGCAGAACCCACTACGCAGAATCAGTCAGCACAAATGTTTGACTGAGAACGTAAACGCAAAAACAATGGTAGTCAAACTCAACTATGATGAATGGAATCACAACGCTCCACCATCAACATCAATTGACGGAGTTCTGATTCGTTGTTACTTCAACAAGACTGACAGAGACAGCAACTACATCATCGCTTATGGCACTTCCAAGGTTCAATCCAAGAGAGCCTTGATGCAGTTCCTAAATCGCTATCCACTTGCCGAACCAGGTCAAGTAGAACAGCCCACTTCTCAGTTCCAATACGTTTAGTCAAAGGATACTCTAAATGAAACGTCGCCAAGCATTGAAAATTAGGAAACGCATGTTTTTGAATTTTCTGAGTGACAACCCAAGAGACTTGAATTACAAACAATCAACAAAAGAAAAAACATGGGACGTATATTGGAATCTTCCAGATCGACATAACCGAGTCCGTACTTGGATGACAAAATTCTTCATGAAGGAAAACAAATCGTGCAAACACAGCAACCAGTAATCGTACTAGGCCGTTCACTATCTCTTGTCAATGCAATTGCAGAAGCGTTGCATTGCTACAAACAGAACGGCAAGTCTGACAGAGTACAGCAGCTTGAGTCATTCCTACCACGTGGCTCAGGCATCGACTCAGGAACCAAGATCGACTTAGACAAGTCTCAACCAGACAAGATCATACTGACCTTTGACTTCCATCACATGAACGAAGATGGTTTCTATGATGGTTGGTCTTGTGACTGGAAAGTAATCGCTACTCCAACTTTCTTGTCTTACACCGGAATTCATATCGATCTCAAAACTGGAAGGTTCAACGACAATTCACATCGCAGAAGATACAACGATTCAAACTTCAAAGACTATCTTCACGATACCTACTACTATTGCTTAGATAAGCAAATAGTTCATGGATACGATCAAACCAATCAAGAAGTAGTGTACTACTCGCTACAACACGCTAAAGAAAAGTTCCCAGACTCTAACCTTTGGAAAGCCTAATCATGTACATCACCACCAAGTACCTACCACCAGCCAATGTTAGAGGATCACGTATCCAGTTCGCATTGGTTGATAACGGTAAGAGTGAATGTCTCAAAACATTCTCATACCATCAAGACGCTCCAGCAGACTTCAAACCACCATTCAAAAGAACCAAGTATGTTACAACTCTTCTCAAAGAAGAACTGACAATGATTTACAATCTCGAACAGTACCTTAATTACTTGAAAGAAAAACGTGGCATCGAATGGAAAGCCGACAATCTTAACATGATTCGACTTTCAGGATGCAACTACATCTTCACTTTCAAAATGCACACAATCGAGCTAGGAGAATAGCAATGCAAAGTATGTCAGATCATATCATGAACGAACTTAGGAAACCCGTAGAAAACATCTTCAATGCAATTGAAGAACAGATAAAACAAATTGAACTTGACGTTCCTGATTCTTTGAAGATGGGACTTCTAATCAATTGCCTACACGGTATCCACGTGCAAAGATTGCTCAAAATCAAACTGCCATCAATTGAAGCAGTCTATGGGCCAATAAGCGATACACTTGTATTTGAAAGAGACATGCTTTGTGATGCTATTACTAGGATAGAAAGCCTCAAACAACCTGAGAAAGACTGATGCAAGTATTCCTACCTTACCCAGACTTGTCTAAGTCGATCCGATGCTTGGACAAGTCACGTATGGGCAATCAAATATGGCGAGAAGCCAAGACATTGCTCAATGGTGGCTGGCCTAATCACCCTGCATCCAAAATGTTTCGTGGTTACGAACCAGCACTAGCCCAATACTGCCTACACGGTATGAGCCAACTACTTCGCAATTGTTGGATCGACCCAATCAAATCCAAACCACTTATTAAATACTTCAAAGCAATCATCGAAGATGCACGTGGCAACGTCATACTTCCACCTTGGTTCGATGACAAAGACCTGTTATCAAGAGTGTGTTACTCACACCAACAAAACCTGTTATTCAAATACCCAGAGTTTTACAGTCAGTACAATTGGGGGCCAGTTCCCCTAAACAAACCTGACTACGTATGGCCCGTTTAATCATCTATCTACTTCAGGAGAAGTCACAATGCCAGTTCGCAAAGCAACCAAGACCGTAACCAAGGCCAAGAAGACCGGACACACTTTGACAGCAGAGCAATCCGCAATCAAGGATGCTCTAAGCACCGACAACAATATCATCGTCGTAGCTCGTGCCGGTACTGGCAAGTCCAGCACCATTGAAGCCATTGCTCCACGTGACAGCGTTATCCTATGCTTCAACAAAGCACCAGCAGAGGAAATGGCAGAACGTCTTGGCTCAGGCCGTCAAGCCAGCACCTTCCATAAGTTCGGTATGGCTCTTATGCCCAAAGGCTCATGGATGGACAAAGGCGGTTTCGGTATGCGTGAACGTATCCAAACCGTTGCATTCCGTGGCAACAAGCCAACCCAAGCCAACGAGTACAAACTGCAATCCAGTATCGAGAAAGCAGTCTCATGGCTCATGACTATGGCAGCCAAGCCAGACATTAGCCTTGACGATGCCTTGACCATTCTGCGTGATGCTGAGTATGGCAGACTCGAAATGGAATGCACTGTTGAAGAAGTAGTAGAACACGCAGTACGAGTACTCCAACTCTGTGCTGAACGTACCAAAGGCAAGTATGGTACTGGATTCAACTACAACTTCGATATGATGCTCTGGCTACCCTACATCAATGGATGGGGTGCTGGCTCAGTTGACAATCTATTCGTTGACGAAGCACAGGACACCAACCCACTACGCATGGCTCTTGCCCTTCAATGGGGTAATCGCATCATCGCAGTAGGTGATGACAGGCAAGCTATCTATGCCTTCAACGGCTCGATGTCTAATTCTCTTTCTCTTCTCCAGGAAAAGACTCAGGCAGTACAGCTTCCACTTACTTGCTGTTGGCGATGCCCAAGCACTCACTTGGATATGGCTAGGGCAATCGTACCCGATATCAAAGATCGTCCAGACTGCCCACCAGGAGAGATCCTAAACGCAGATGGTATCGAGTACGATCAACTACCCGAAGACGGAGTATTGATTATGTCTCGTACCAATGCTCCACTGATCCGACACTTCTTGAGGATGCGTAAAGAAATCAGCAATCAAAAGGTTGTCTTCTTCGCATCAGAAGGAATCGCTTCAGCAATGAAGTCTCTCATTGGTTGGAATCTCAAAGGCAGCTTTGACGGTTCATGGCGACAACAGTTCGATACCAAGATGGACAAAGCAATCACACGTTGCCCAAGTCCAATGGCTAAGGCAGTCCTCATGGATTACAGAGAGTGTATCCTTGAACTGTACGACAACAGCAAGTTCAGTACAGTCAAAGAAGTACACGACTTCTTAGACGAAGAGTTCAAGAAGCCAGATGAATCAGCCAAAGATCCTGCCTACAAGACAGCAATCAAGCTATCATCTATCCACTCCAGCAAAGGCTTGGAGCACAACAGAACAATCATTTACGGCACTTCCAATCTTCCACACCCAATGGCTAAGAAGCAATGGGAACGAATGCAAGAGTCCAACCTAGAGTACGTAGCTCTAACCCGTAGCAAGCAATCAATGACCTTGATTCCATGCAACGGAACCAGTACCGAATCCGAAGAACTAGGAGAAGAGTAACATGAATGTTTACAATTGCTATTTCATTGGAAGACATACCAATTCAAGTGGTGTCTTCCATAGTATTCGTGTCAACATACGGTGTACACCAGATCGTATTCTTGACACACTGTACAAGCAGTATGAGCATATCAGATGCCTTATGGTGTTTACTGAAGACGATGAACTTGCAGTAGACGGAGAGTCAATTGGTGGCGTAGTTCAAACTTGGGGAACCAACTCATGAGCTTCAACGACAATAACGGTGAATGGTACGAAGATGAATTCATTGAAGGCATGTTTCTCTTCGGAGTATTTGTCTTCATAGTTAGTACAACAATCTCAGCATGTTACCTTTGGTAGTTTATTAAATTCCACATTGCATAAGGATATACATTCATGACAGTTTCAAACACTCGAATTCCAGTTCCAGGCAATATCAATGGCCATCTGATCCGTATGATGATCTTGTACCCCAAAGGTCAAGACCCTCTCAACAAGAACACAACGCTGTACTTGGCTACATTGTTCAAGCATGAAGTTGACGCATGTAGCGATCCAATTGTTTACGACATACTTAAAGATCGCATATTTGTCCATATCGATATGGGTAGCTACTTTGTCAATCATTCAGACTTTGATTCAATGTACGGCCTTTACCTTTGTGTCAATGCTGACTGTGCGTTCCCACCACACTACTTAGTAACAGCAGACTCAATGCAAGAAGCATACAGCGAATTTCTAAATGAAACTGATTCGTGTCTGATTCAAGAACCAGACCTGAAGGACTACGATGAAGACTCATTGACCTATGACGATACTGGTAGACCAATGGATACCGAATCGCTTCGTGTAACCGAACTCAGTATCATGTTAATCTCATTCGTTGACTACGCTGATGTAAAGCTAGGATAATCAATCATGGCTAAACGCAAACAATCCGAACCAGTAATTGTAAGAGTCAATTGCTGGTACTGTGGTAAGGTATGTAGAGAAGAAACACGCTACCCCGAAGACTACCATGCTCATGCTGGAGAAGTTCACGTAGAGCATATTGGGGTAGTGTCCAAAGACTACAGAGATTCAATAGTACTACTCAGTGGTGACTACGTCCATCAATCTTGCCAAGATCAAGTCAAACCAGGACCAGCATACGCAAAAGCCAAAGCATCATACAATGCTTGGATGAATCGTAACAACAAGAAGGTAATGAAGTACCTGAACGATCCAAGAATCAAAGTATCAATCACTTACTTCGGAGACAACAACAATGGCAAGTAGCAAGATCACAACAATTAAGACACTCAATACCAAAACGAAAAAGCTTGATACATATCAGGCAGTTAGTTGGTCAGTTCCAGGAACACCGTTCATTGTCAACATCACCCCAGGGTACGAAGACGAAAAGAAGCGTAGATACACCATCACCCACAAGCACACTGGATGGGCTATCATGCTCTGTGGTCAAGTAACCTTGAAGTCCACAATCGAAGCAGCAAAGGTACTCTTCGACAACTATCCAGCACCACTCAAAGTTGCTATGGAGAACCAAGGTTTAACGCCTCATGAACTCCAAGACCAGATCAAAGTAATTCTCAGTAAGAGAGTGAACAAGACAACTTGGAAAAATGCTAAGTTTGCTGCTGCATCATACCTCAAACAATCATAGGATAACCAATCATGGCAAGGATGCTACTACTACTCACACTGGCAACCCTCATGGGTTGTCAGTCAGTTGGAATAACACTCAAAGCAACACCAAGCAAGTTAGACCCATCCCGTTTCGAATACTCAGTGGAGTTTACAGAACATGGCAACAAGGTACGGCACTAATCACTTTGCAACTTGGGGTAGTGCTTTCAGGTACTACGCAAAACTAAGATTCACAGATAAAGATGTTATAAGAAAGGTAGATGATGGTGAAATAGCCATTGGTAGACCGAAGCATAAACCAGAAGAAACCGCAGTTATAGACGAAGATGGTAGATACTACATCAAACAGAAGGATCAAACCGATGTCACAAATGACAGTTAAAGTAGCAACGTGTACTCGATGCAATAAGGATATTTTCTCCCCTCCAGAAAGTATCAGTGCAGGGTACGGACTCGACAAAGACAACAATCGAATCTGTTATGATTGCTGTGCAGTTCTCGACAAAGAACGTATGCGGCAAGACGGTAAGATCACACTCTACCTGAATTGTGAACCAGCAAGCAAAGCAAAACAACCCTCAGGCAGACTTACTGCTGGTACAGTATCAAACTGGCCTGGTACACTTCAATTCAAATGCCATACCAGTTATGGCAAACACAACATAGCAGGAGTCAGATACGATTGTTGGTTCGTATTTGAAGGCTACTACTGGCATGGTGTTACCTATGGTGACAACACCCAGATATGCCACTGTAAACGTACCAAGAGCAAACCCTTATCACTAGGCCCAGGTTCCCCATACTTATCATGAATATCGAAGACTTACCCGAAGAAGATCCAAATGGTGCATTCAAACAACCAAGACGATTACCACTTAAAGCAATTATCACACTAACCAAAACTGTTACCCATCAAGCTCCTCATGGTGAACTGCATATTGAATTGGAAGATGATACCTACTACGTATGGTATCACAACTCGCTCTACAAAGGCAGTCCATTCAAATGCTCAGTGTGCTTTAGCACCGCATTCACAATCGAAGAAATCAGCAACAGTCCAGAAGTATCTAGGTTCCTATCACGTTTCAAATAAGGCTTAGTCTAGTGTCAGATGCTCAATCAAACAATTCTTTGGTATGTTCTTTCTGTAAAGATACATTAGTTATAGAATCTCCTATTGATAGGAGTCCTTGTTGGCGATGCCATTCGTGTAATGTAAGAATTATGATTACAAATCCATCATATCTTCCATCAGAGATATACAAAGATTATTGGCGTACAGTAAACAAGCAACAAATTCTAGCTACAAGAAAAGCTAGAATAACGAATCAATACAATCCACTCTCAGATAAGGCTTAACAAATCATGGCTAATGTAGAACGACTCAAACAAGTACGTATGGCAATTATCAACTTCGAAGAGAACTTCAACTATGCAAACTACTTCACAGATAGAGAAACTGGTGAAGCAAAGTATCAGGGGTTTATTCTCCCTGCTTCAGCACCAGAAGTTCTTACTCATAACTGTGGCACTTGTGCTTGTGTAGCAGGATTCGCAGTTGCACTATCAACAACCAGTAAACCAACTAGAGACTGTTGGGACAACGCTGCTGAATGGTTAGGACTCACTTGGAAAGAAAGTGAATGGCTATTCACACCGTATGGGGGTGATGAAGATAGTAACCGTTTAATTAAATCAACAATACAATTCGAGTACGATGAAGACTTCCCTGGCTATTCTTGCTGTACCCAAGAGCAAGGTTACAACGAAGCACTTCGACGAATTGACCACTTGATCGAATACTACAGTAGTAATGCCAACAGCAACTAGCAAAGATTGGCCCTTCAAAGTACTAATCACAGAAGACAGCACCTTATCTCTTCTTCCTCTCCAGAAAGAACTAAAGGTAGCGGTGCTGTTCGATGTAGGTAACTATTACTTAGTACTTGATCGAACAATTGAACTACTTGGCATCGATTACAACGTATCAAAATTAGGACAAAGAACTATCAAATGGAATCTACTACACAAACACAATTGGTTATCCCCAATCAAGTTGCTAAGGGATATCCAAGAAGTAACAGATACATTGGTAGTACTGACATCCATCTAATAAATTCAGCATTGCATAACTATATAGATCGATGCTTGAGGGTTCAAGTGCGTGCTCGGCTTGGCAACCCATATCTACTATCATGATTGCATAGTACCATCTGTACTCTAAATAGATGGTGCTTGAGGACTCAAGTGTGCGGGCCGATGCTCAGCCCATAACCCTTCAATGGTTCGCTTATACACTCAAGAGCGCGTAGGCTCAGCATCTATCCCCTCTAGTCTGAGGCTCTTTCTATACGTGTCTATCTATACCCCATACTAGCTAACCCTGCCCCCCCTCTGGAGAGGGGTATTTCAGCCTTCGGAGTGTTGGGGGTGTTGGAGGGTGTTGGCATCGATGCCAACGGCCCTAGCTTCGCTTTAGACCGCTTCCGACCCCGTACCCGTCCAAACACCCCCCAACGATTAGACCCCATTTAGAATCGATTCTAGGGGCTTTCCAGCGACCATTAGGAAAACTGATTCTAGGCCGATTCCATACCATGATCGAGCACCGAACAGAGACAGAGAAGACAGAGACAGAGAACCGGAAAAAAAGAATCTCGAAAAAAATTCTAAGTATCCTATAGTTGGGCTTGCCAACTAGTCGATACTTGCTAAAGTATTGCATAGTTGGGAATCGTCCCAACTAGGGAACCGTCCCCCAACTGGACGAACAAACACCGATAGAATAGGACAAGACGAGATGAAGGTAGCGAAAGAAGACTTTGAACAAATCGTTCAATACGTGCTCCATTTGGAATCGGAGAACCACGTACTAAAAAACGTAGTGAAGGAAGCAGTTCAGAGAATCAACGAACTACACCGAATCCTAAACATCAAGGACTGCCCGAACCACTTAGAGAACTGCGACGAAGACGGATATTGTAACCAGTGCGGACACCAGTAACCCCAACCAAGGATCAGAACGGCTTGAGGGTAGTTCGACTCTACCCCTGATCCCTTGCCACATTCGGCAAACGTCGAAGCATTACCGACGATTCCCAGTAATGCAAACACGAGGCCAGAAGGCCAGAGGATCTTAGACCATGAAGAAGACCGCAACCACAATCGTCACCAGCTTTACTAGTGTATGGAATGCACTGAAGAAAAACCCGACTGCATTCATCGGCGTTACTGTACGAGTGACCATCGGACCATCAGACCGAGACGCTTGGATTGAAGCCACCGGCATCGACCCCAATACGATGACAATCGACGGCAATCGTCCCGAAAACACGACTAACGCGAGGGACCTTGCCCGTAACTGCCCGACTCTCGCAGACTATGACCCCGACCTAGGAAGGGTTGTAATCTGCGGGGTTGACACGTCCCGCACCTGTGCTGGTGATGGAGGGCATCGTAGCCGTTTCATTCTCCGACGAATCGACTTAGGCGAATCAGGTACCGTCGATGTATTGTTTAGCGACCGCTCGGCTTCAATGGGTGGCTTCGACCAAACCGGCAAGAAACGAGACAGCACCGACGAGCTACGAGTGATGCAAAGCGAAGAATATCGGGACTGGAGCCAATGGCAATCCACAACCGGCCAACTTGTCAGACTCCGAGCTAAAAACAAATCGGTGAAGGGCGGCGGTAAAGCAGGGGAGACTTGGAACGGAGCAATCCTGACCCCGCATCAATCCGCTTCCCAATGGAGTGATGGAACCTTAGCCCCAGTGTGGACCATTGCATTCGAACAGCATGGCGAATCGATGAAGAGCCTACTACAAATTTTCGAGGCTTGGAAAATAGCTAGCCCGACTTCCAAGGCATGGGGGAATGACCAGTACAGGATCTTGGGAATTATCGCAGTAGCGATTTTCGATATACTTGGTAGCGATGACGAAACCGAACTCGGAAAACTCATCGATGCACTTGACCAGCAAGCCAGCAAGGTAGCCAAGACTTGGGAAGCATTCCGAACCATCACACAACCCAAGGCAGATATCGAACAGGATTATCCTGCATGGCTTGCTTTGATCGATGCAGTCTACAACGACAAGAACCTACCAACCCTTAAGCAAAACCTACCCGTTAAGGTAGATGGTATTTCTAAATACTATGAATCCACCAAAGCAGAATCAGAACCAGTAACCGAATAGCCACCCATTACAAGGGTAGACTGTATTATATCTTAGATGATAGGTGAAATATAATAGGCGTTTCACCTATCAAATTGTAATGGTATCTCGCTCCCTTGATCGTTCAAGCATATCATTGATATATCATAAGTATATCATAGTTACCCCGTATTATATAACACTCTGTAGCTTGGATGCACAATCCAGGCATAGGGGCGGCGTAACAGTGCGTAGTATGATGCTGTTTTTTTTCAGTTCGTAGTATGAACGAATCACAACGCTATGCTAAGTACCGGCTCCCATATGGTACCGCTACATCCCTTTTTTACCTATATGTCTCTTATTATTTAGTTGCATCCCTTTTCGCAGATAAACGTCCCGTTACTGCTAAAGTGTAGTTACATCCCTTTTTCATATATGTCCTGCAACTACTACTTTACTGATTAGCTGTAGTAGTCTATAGATGACTACCCCTTGATTGTAGCTAGATACTATTTAGCTATATGGATATACATATAGATGTAGCTATGTACTACTAAGTAGTTCTATGTAGTGCTTAGCAGTATTAAGTAGTATAGTGTTACTCAATGCTCTGAACGGTACTGCTATCCTTTGAGTATCTACTCGGTATATCAGATATAGATACGAAAAAAGCCCAGTATCGCTACTGAGCTATTCGCTATGTTCTTCTGGAGTAGAGAGTAAGAGTTAGAACTGTGGTGACTCTAGCCACTCTTGTACACTAGGCATCTTTGTCACTTCAAAGGCTGATGCTTGTCTAATACTCCCAGTACCATAGTACACTACACTGGATCGTTCTTGCTCTAAGCTGTACTGCTGATCGTTACTAATAGTAGCTACTCGTATCTGTTCGTCATGGTACTCTGGCAGTAGTAGACTACATTTCTTTTCTACCTCCAGAAGTTCTTTATCAGTCCAAGGTTTCTTAGCACCACCATAGTAAGCTCTAGCAAGTCCGTGTTCGAACAGGAACTTACCAAGTGTAGGCCAAGTCTGATTAGGCCCATCTACTATGTCTCCTACTCCACGACCAGAGAACTTATCTTCAGTAGCATATATGACCATTGGTTGCTTATAGCTAGCCAAGGTCTGTATCACTACTTGTTTGACTAGCTTACCAGCTAGAGTACTCTTCTCTGGAGTATCGACACCATAGATACGGATACTAAGTAGCTTGTAATCATTCTTGAAGAACTCAGTACCAGCTACCATAGCTTCTACTGTGTCTCCATCTATAACTCTGATTGAATGTATTGAGTTAGCCATTATCTATCTCCAAGTCTTTACAATTCTTGAACACGTACCTTGAGTAGCAACATTAGCTAATCCTTCTTTCATATTGATTACGTCACCGCTTAGGTTAGAGACTACTAAGTTAGTAACTTGATCGCTCTTTCTAAGTACGTGGTAAACTTCGTACAGTGTGTCTACATCTGGAACAAGTATGAACACCCTCTGATGTTCGTCGTGTGGCAGGCTCCATTGAATCTTATACATTACTTAGTTCCTTTCTCAATTCGTCTGTAGAATAGTTTAGTAAGACCTAGCTTCTTTCCCTTAGAGAAAGCATCATCAACTCTCTTTCCAATACTATCTATTGCATAGATAGTTAATGGCTGTTTGTAACCTGCGTAACGATCATTGATAGTTACTAATACATCACCGTCCTGTATAACTTCATTCCAGTTCAATTGTCGCATAGAACTGTCTATCTCAGGTGTACCACGAGTAACCTGAGTCGGTTTGCAATGCACAAAGCTGAACGGATTGAGCATAACTCTGATCGAATGTTCACTAGCCGCATATATATCGGTAACAATTCCTTTTCTTCCATCCCAAGTTATAACAGGATCGCCAACTTTGAACTTGATAGTATTAGCTTGCTCAACTGCTTCAGACTCAGGAGCGTCTTGTACAACTGTAAAGCCTTGCTCATTGTTATCGTGTACTACAATCCGTAGTCCATTTGGGAAAACAACTGTATCGCCTAGTTCTGGACGATGAACAAACTTAGTTTGCTCAACTGGTTCGGATTCGATGGGTTTGCAGAATTTATTAGCTACCCAAAATGAACCTACGCATTCGTTATGAACCTTACAATTAGAAGCTCCAGGAGCTTCAACTACTTCGCACTCAACCAAAACTTTATCACCAACTTTCATTTTGTTTCTCTTGTATCTTACTTTCTTAGCTTTAGTAACAGGACTAGGTAACGTATCTGATGGATCATCAAGTTTACAATCTTCTAAGTGTGCGTAGAAGTTCGCACCATGATGATGAACTTTTATGTTTACTTGACCATCTGTAATATCTCCAAGAGTAGTACATAGTACCCAAATTGGAGTATCAGGCTTAGTGTTACTCATTACTTCTTTCTCCTTCTTACTTCAGAAAAGAATGGATGGTTCGTTCCAACTAGACCTAACAGATTACTACGTAGTGTACGTATCCTTTCGTAGTACTCTGGTTTCTGAGAATCGTCTAACAGGTTGTACTCACTCTCATATCGAGTGATAGCCTTAATCAAACGATCAACTAACTTACGCTTATTCATTTTCTTTCTTCTCTCCAGGAACAGGTTTGGGTAGCGTATCTGGATGCCAGTACGTATCTACATACTGACCTTGCTCATGTAACTGCGATATGGCAAACATCAATCTGCACATCGCATTTACCAAGTGTAGCTCAGACTTATCATTCCTACGATGTTCATTGATATGATTTATCGCATGGTTCAAATGATCTGATACTGGTATCTTCTTATGACTGTGTTCGCCGTACTTATTGACTCCAAAGCCACGGCATTCAGCTAGGAGCTTCATTACAACTGGATCAACACAATCGAACCGAGCTTCGATATGCGTTTGTAGCCCTACGTTATTGATTGGTACGTTGCCTACAGTTGGTTGAGACAACGTAGCTCCGTGTTGCTCTACAATAGCTTGTGTATCAAGCTTTAGTAAGCTGAACGGATATACTCCAAGAGTAAAGGTTTTGTCCCTTGAGCATACTACGCACCTGATATCTGCTTTGTTGCTATCATCATTGATGTTAGCTACTATACCTCTATATCCATTCCATACAGAATGGGGTGAATTGATAATAACTGGATCACCTTCTTTGAAGTTACTCATTTCTTTTTTCCTCTTCCAGAACAAGGATGACAACGCGAACCCGATGATGATATACCTGTACCACCACAAGCTATACAGGTATCAGTACTAACAGTCTTCTTTTTAACTTTGATCTTCTTGAGTATTTCAAGTTCTTTCTTACTGTACTTCTTCGGCATTCCCCTGCACCCCTTTTTCTGGAAGTAGATAAGGAGAAAATGAAAACACCAATCTGCGAGTAACGGTTTGCTTATTGTTTACCAGTGTCACAGTACCATCATGGTGAATACGTACTTCATCGAACTTGACTCCGCATCGGTACGGCGAAGCTCCCATCTTGGTAAGTACGTTTTTCAGTACTACCATACGTACTACTCCGTTAGTAACTTTCTGAATTTGTATTGATTCGTACTCAAATACGTTATTTATAAACGTATCTACTACGGATAGGACACCCATATCGTACACAGTTGGTTTCTTACTAGCCATTGGCAATTCCTTTCTTAGACTTCTTGACATTGTTAACCATGCTACACGCGATACATGGAACTATAACTATCTTCTTACCACAGGTCGGACAGCGTTGTGGTTCTGCAAGTGTCTCAGTTGTACGTTTGCTGTATCTAATATCTTTACACTTCCAGCAAATCTTACCTCTGTTTCGATTGTAGGTTGTTTCCTTACCACAATCAGCACAGTTAATCATTCTTTGCTTTGATGAAGTCATTTGCTTTAGCCTTATTTCTATTGATCGCTATCCTAACTTCTTCTCGATCTACCCTAACTCCTTGTGGAGCATCGATACCAACTTTGACCTTACCTGCTCTAAAGTCTATATCGGTTATCTGAATAACAATGTCATCACCGATGACAATTCGTTCGCCTATTCTTCGAGAGAGAACTAGCATCTTCTAATCCTTAGTGAAAGGTAGATGGTTTTCCATAACTATTTTGGAGTACTCGGTCGGAGTACGCTATAAATTCTGCATTGCATCCAGTATAGTAGATGCGGTATGTAGCTGTCAAGTACTGCTTTAGTAACTTTTTATAAAAATAAATAAGTTATTAGTAAGTAAGTAAATAGTACCTTTCCTTACCCATTGTAGTACTAAGTATAGCTAGTTACTAAACGGTCGCAAGGGCCGTCCGAAAAATTTTTTCAGTACCCGTAGCCCGCTATGCAATGCGGAATTTATTAGCCTCAAAATGACAAGAAAACGGTCGAAAAAACCAGACTTAGTTATTGATGAAAATTTACCTGCTACTACTAAAGATTTAACTGAAGTAGAGTTATTTTTGGCAGACTTCATAGCGATGCAGAAGTCTGAAGAAATGGCATCCGTAGGCTTCTCTATGTCGGCCATTGCATCTGCACTAGGTATCCCTGCTCAACGGTTCATTAACTGGGTGAAAAGAGGTAAGGAGCATGAAGAAGATGCACCATACATGCCTGAAGTTAGACTATGGAAACACTTAGCTAAGGGTTGGGCAGTAGCTAAAGGATTAGCTGAATCTAAAGTAGCTCAAGTAGACCCTAAGTTCTTCCTAACTCGTGGGCCTGCTAGGATGCTAGGTGACGATTGGAGCGAAGAGTCGTCTGAAGGCAACAAAGTAGCTAAAGAAACACTCGATGTTACTGCTGACTTCATGACTGCATTGCGTAGACTACGCGAACAAGGCTGTGACTTGAACGAGATTATCGACAATGATTTACTCACAGTTAAGGTTGATAGGCAAGAAAAGCCAGTTGACTTACTTGAAAAGCATGGTATTACTCATACTGCACCAGCTTTACCTGGGCCACTAGCCCAAAAGACTATGGAACTAGACCAAATACTCCAATTGCAAAGGAACTTCAATGACTCAGAAACCAAAAAACCGTGATATCAAGTCAGTAGCCGATATGCTCGGTGACTCAGAGCTTGATTCCAGACCAGAACTGGATTCAACAGCATTTGCATCTGAAGTAACTACTATGAAACAAAAGATGCAGCTACAAGCCTTCTCAGTTTTCATGACAAAGATACTTGATAACCACGGTAACGTGTCAATCATGGCTCGTAAGTCCCAACTAGCTCAAAGTGAGATCGATAACGCTCTGTATCTCACCAAGTTAGTAGGAGATTGCTACGATGCCATGATCCACAAACCGGACTAGCTTCAATGTCTAAGCCAGAAGAAGTCAAAAAAGCCTTTGAAGCCGGTAAGAAAGCCGAAGAACAAGGCAAATCATCAAAATGTCCAGATCGTTACGACAAAAGACCCGATGAACGCAAAGCATGGTTTGACGGGTACTACCAAAACTACTTAGTACGTAGACACAAATCCACGTTTGAGAAGTACGGAATCAAATTTCCATGATTCGCTACATCGGTATCGACTTAGGCCAAAAAGGTGCATTAACCGTCCAATCAAAGTTACCAGGATCGAAGCCTTACTGGGCTATCTATCCGTTTCATAAACGTCATGGTGACGAAACTCGGCAACGAACTATCTTAGAACCAGAAATGTTCAATCTACTATCTGATCTATGTAGTAAGTCCGAGTGCTTCATCACCATTGAACGCCCAATGATGTTCAGCAAAGGCACTAAAGCCATAGCAAGTCTTCATGAACAGTTCGGACTTATCAAAGGCATGTTACATGCCAAAGGTGTAACGTCTTTCTGGTATCCAACTCCTGTTCAATGGAAGAAGTTAGTAAACGCCCCAGGTAGTGACAAAGACAAGATGCTCGTACTAGCCTCTAGGCTCACTAGAGCACCTAATCTAAGTCCTATCACCGCAGACTCAGTACTAATCTGTGAAGCTTGTAGACTTCACTTCGCTTAATAAATTCAGCATTGCATAGAGGTATTCATGCGTATCCCCTGGTGCTCCCAGTATATTCCGCACAAGCCATTCGCCACTCAGTTACAGTTCCTCCTGCTTCCCCACCTAGACGCATTGTTTGGCGGGGCAGCAGGGGGAGGCGTTTAAGCCCCCTACGTTTTCTCTTCTCTCTTCCAGAAAGAGGGTTGGGTTGTAGGGGGCAAAAGGCAAATCAGACGTTCTCCTAATGGCAGCATTGCAGTTTGCAGATACCCCTGGGTACTCTGCTCTAATCCTTCGTCGAACTCTCGTAGAGTTGAAGCAGAACGAAGCTCTATTGGATCGTGCTTCTCAGTGGCTACGTGGCGTTAAAACCGCCCATTACTCACCAGACGAACATACGTACTACTTCGATACGACTTGGCCTGATGGAACTCCTGGCCCTTACGCGAAGCTTCAGTTCGGCTATCTTGGTGATTACCGAGTTGAAGAACGCTACCAAGGGGCAGAATTCCAATTTGCTGCAATCGACGAAGCTGGACACTTTGAAAACGACCAAGCTCCTAGATATCTCTTTTCCCGTCTTCGTAAAAAGGTCTGTCCAAAGCACAAGCTAAAGAAAGATCCTAAAAGCGGTGAAATGGTTCCAAACTACATGGATAACTGTAGCATCTGTCAAATGTATAAGTCTATTCCTATTCGCTTTCGAATGTCGTGTAACCCAGGCGGCCCAGGACACCTCTGGATAAAGAATAGATACCAAATTGAGAAAGAACTTTACGATGTAGTAGACCACGAAACTAAGGCTGTTTCTAAGCGTATTCGTTGGGTAGGTCGTAATCCTAACAAACCATTCGTACCGTCTTCTTTACGAGATAACGAATACATCGATCAAAGATCGTATCGTCAATCTCTCCAAGAACTAGATGAAGTACGTAAGCTTCAATTAGAGCATGGCGATTGGGACGCTTCTCCTGATTCACGCTTCAGAGTCCAAGACGTTAGATTCTATAAATCCAAAGGCGAGTACTTCGTTATCAACGAAATAGGTATTCACTACAAAGACTTGAAGAAAGTCTTCATGACTGCTGACTCTGCTGCAACAGTCAAAGAAGGCATCATCGATCAGTCTACAACACGTAACGGTATGTCCCATACAGTCTATTCTGTTTGGGGTCTTACTCATGACTACAAGCTACTATGGCTCTACATGAAGCGTATGCGTGCTGAAATTCCAGAATGCGTTAAGGTTCTATGCGATATCTATAAAGTATGGAAACCTCAATACGTCAAAATGGAGACTAACGGTCTAGGTATCGGCCCTGCCCAGTTAGCAGCTAACTACGGTCTTAACGTAGTACCCAACCCGAAAGCTAAAGATAAAATCCAAAATTCTTTGAATGCTCAACTTCGAATGCGTAACAATCGCATTTACTTACCTGAAGAAGCAGCATGGCTCAAAGAGTGCATGGACGAAGTATTTACCTGGACTGGACATCCAGGTATGACAGATGATATTGTTGACACACTTTCCGATGCTTGCAATGATGTTACCTGGGAAGGTCAAGGTTACGATCCTATGTTTCAGGCGAATTCCGTATCGGCAGACTCACTAAATGCCTACGTACCTCAACTGCTACAGATGAACCTTGGCTATCCAAAGTCTTTCAACGATTCCGGTTTCTTTCTCTAGGAGCGAACTAATGTTCTATCGACTACTTTTGATCCCATTCCTAATGTCTGCAATGCTGAATAAATTAGCTATTGCAGAATTAGAAGTTGCAGTAACTAAGACACAAGTACTTTCTGGAGTAAAGAATCCGAAAGTCATCCAAAGCTTTGTTGTATTCGACAACGAAGGTAGCAAGCCAGCATTCCAACCGGCAGCGTTTCTAACTGTTACAACTGATTACAAGTTCGTAAGAGTACGAGCTAGACAGAACCTCTTCGAATCTACGATAGTGGTTAAGCTATCCGAAACCGAATACATTCTTCTAGGTAGTGGTAAATACGCTGTAGATGTAACTGCATTCGATCCAGAACGTGGCATTGAAGAAAAGAACCTAGTAGTCGATCTTGGTGACGTAGTTCCTCCCGATCCTACTCCGACTCCAGACCCGTCACCTAGCCCAAATACCGTTCCAGATGACCAATTCAACAACATCGGAAAACGCACTAAGGACTGGTCAAAATCACTGGAAAAGAGAAAAGAGCTAGGAGCCTTATACCGACAAGCCTCAAAATTGTTGACAGATTCTCCAATTGCTACTATCAATGACGCTACCACGCTGATTACGGATTCGAAAGCCAAGCTACTTGGTTCAGACAGTCCGAAGTACTCCACGTTGTTTGAGAATCTAAATGCAGACCTACGTTCAAGATGGCCGTTATCTAGGATGGACTACGCTCTGTATCTCTCTGCAATAGCAACAGGCTTGGAGAACTAAACATGACTAATCAATCAGTTCCAGATTCAGATATTCATTTAGTACGTGGGCCTATGGGTTGGGGTGACGACGACACTACCCCAATCGATAAACGTCACGATCACGAATCCCGTCTATTCGATAAGTTAGCCTCAGATATGCCCGTAGCATATCGAGCTAGAGATTCGGTTGAAGTCAACAATCCTATGATGGATCGTCTTCGTAAGCTGCATGACTCCAAAGGTTACGCTGCTGACTCATACGATCTAACGCTTATCGATGAAATGATCTACGGAAGACGTTTGGCATGGCTACCTCAAAAGACCGGATCTTGCGTCATATCAAATACATTCCGACCTTGGACACGTAGAGCACTCTACGAAGTAGTTGTCAAAGGAGACGCTGAAGAGTTACTAGGACGTAACGAATTCAGTACTAACAACTTATCTTTCTATGCACCATTCAGCTATGGTTGTGGTCGTCGTAGAGGAAAGCTTAAAGGTAGTGACGGTTCTTGGTGCGAAGTCCAGTACGAGTCACTTATCAAGGACGGAGTAATCCTGTGCAATAACGGAAAACTCTTGGAGATTCTTACCAAGCTCAATGTTGTTGGAGATAAGGACTTCCCAGAACCTCAAGACAACTCTGTGTACCGAAGATTCCAGAACTGGGAATTCTTAGATACTCTTCTTCCATTCACCGACTTTAGATTGCTAGAGTCTCCTAAAGTAACCGACATTGATACGCACCTTGCATTGCATAAGCAATTCAAACCAATGTCAGTTTGCTCTGGTATCGCTATCTACAAGATCGGAGAGCACAAAGACGGTTTCCCAATTCACGCTCAGAACCCAAGAGACTCATGGGGACACAACATGAGTTTCCAAGGTTACTTTACTGCATCAGATGGTAAGGTCTACATAAGACTCTCAAACGAGTCTTGGGGGCCAAACATCATCTATAACATACCAGTTGAAGAAGTATCAAAATGGTACTCACGTAAGCTGGTAACAGTTCAAGCAATAGGCGAAATTGACTTGCCCGATTCCGTACCCCTTCTATAACCTAGAAAGTTATTAAATGATTTACTTGCTTTCCCAAACCGAGATAGCAGACCAAGCCCATAGGTTCCTTATCGAAGACAAGTACACCATAACAGGCGTACTACTCCTGATAGTCTTCGTTATCGCAATGGGTGTATGGAAATTGAGTTCTTGGATTGGGAAAGAAGTAGTCATTCCATTCAGAGATAGAGGAATGAAAGTCATGGAATCCCACTTAGACAAAGTAGACAAAACTTTAGGTGCAATGGGAGAAACAATGACTGAGGTAGCCAAGTCTCTAACCCAAATGTCTGCCACACAGATAATCAACACTCAAAGACTTGACACAATCGAAAAAAAAGTGGATAACCTTGACGACAAGGTTGAAAACCTAGATACGCACATGAAGCTTCAAGACAGCAAAATCGATTCAATCAGCAGAGGCCATAAACATGAATAGCGATGCCGAAGATACCCTTCTCCAAGACGTTCCAACAAGTCTCAAGGTACGCGATCAGAGACTTGTTATCAAATTGGTCAACAAGTACTCTAGCCGAGTAACTGGTAAGACCAAGGCAGAACGCGAAGTTCAAATAGCTGAACTTCGTAGCGAAATTGAAAACGACAAAGAACTAGCTGGAATCGATCCAATGACGATCTTAACGATTGTCAACTTGATTCTAACCCTTATCAAGTTCTTCAAAGATCGAAAAGCCAATCGAATGCGTGCTCGTCGTGGTGGTATCGAACTTCACAGATAAGGCGTATAGCATGAAACCTGATACAACTGGTGGAGCTTGGGTATGGCTTATTGCCATATTCTTTTTTCCAGTATTATTTCTTGCTGTAGTCTTTTTTGCAATTATCGTTTACTTGTGCGAAGTCATCGTCGAAGCAATTCGCACTTTGACCAAAGGATGGTGGTAATGAGTCAGCAAGTGCTTAATCAACTAATCCAATCTATTCCAGATTGGCGAACTTCCACCCCAGAAAAGGTGTGGCAAGATTTGACTCAAAAGACAGTCAAAAAAGCCGATACTCGCAAGTGGAAGTCAATTGATCTCGCTAAACTCATTGGGTGGGATCAAGTCGATAATTTCTTCAACTACCTAGCACAAAACAAATGTCAATGGGTAGTTGATCTTGCTGCTGGTGATGGGCTTGAAATTGGTGATGATCCAGTAAACACTGTCTTACGAGGATTCAATAATCCAGTTTGCCAACAACTTGCTGATCTTGGAATACACTATGTTTCGATGCTAGAAGATGCTGGTATCGAAACAACAAAAGAACTAATTGATATTACTATCAAAAACATGAAGCTCGCAGACTTAAAAGAACTGCGAGAGGAACAGGCTTGGGATCGAATCCAAGCCTACAAAGAAGCCTGGACAAACTACGATGGGGTCGGCCCTGAGCCGGTACTGTAATGGCAGACAGATACTTCATAAGTGGTGGTGTAGACAACAACTGGGGTAACACAAATAATTGGTCAGCTACTTCTGGTGGTGCTGGTGGTGCTACCATACCTACCGCAGCCGACGCAGTATTTTTTGATAATAACTCTCCTAACTGTACGGTCAATGCTTCAAACCGTGTTGCACTTAGTCTCAATTTCACAGGCTATTCAAACACGATCACAATGACATTCGCCATTACGGTTTCTGGCAATGTCACACTTTCTGCAAATATGGGCATTAGTGGAACAGGAGCCCTAACGATCAATGGTGCTTCGACTTTGACAAGCAACGGAAGGTCGTGGCCGAATACATTTAACTTAAATGTTTCTACCACATATACGCTTGCTGACAATTGGACTGTTAGTGGACTTTTTAATCTCGGAGCAAGCGGTACGAGTAACCTAATAATAAACGGAAACACTTTAACTTGCTCTGGTGGTATCACAACACCATTTACCAGTGGTACTTTGTCAGGGACGACAACGCTAAGAATTACAGGTGGGACATTCACAGCAGCTTCACACACCGCTGGGTCTATTCGTAACCCGATAGACTTTGACGGCAATTTCACATTTGCTTCCGGTTGCTTGCTAAGAGTCGGTGGTTCTAATGCGACAATTCGTTATTTAAGTGGAACGGTAACTTTTGCTGGAACGCATCAAATAGCTATAGCCGGTAATTGCACATTTGACACAAGTACACTTGAGTTCAAGGACATATTATTTGCATCGGCATTTACCCTAACTCTTTCATCAAATTTAGTATGTTCAGGGAACTTGCTAACGGCTGGAGGATCGGTAACACAAACCATAAATGGGAAAGCTCTCTGCATAGGTGGGAACCTTGCGTACAATCAATCGTCTAATCCGGTTCTTACCGGAAACGGGGAGATTCGCATGATTGGCACCGGAACCATTTCGCAATTGACGGGTACTGGAACCCCTAATGTTGTTTTAGCCATAGACACAACTGGCGACATAATAATTTCCTCATTGGCACGATGGGACTTAGGCAAGTTTGTTTTCAGAAAAGCCAATTCAGTAACTACAACCGAAGCGTGGGTAACGAGTGGTGGTGGTTCTTACTCTCCAATCGATAACATTTTGATAGGATAATTATGTCAGATAAATATCTTGGAGATTTCAAAAAAGGACAGACTGTTCGTGTAAAGTTCAACACGTTCAGTCAAGCACTTTTGCCAACAACCCCATCAATCAACCCAACAGTTGCAGTCTATAAAGATTCTGCGACTGAAATCACTGTAACAGGAATCACGCAACCAACCGTTGATTATGACTCCAAAGCAGGCTTGCACGAACTTGTTATCGATACTTCCGATGCGGTGTATGAAGTCGGCAAGGATTACGACATTGTTTTCACAGCAGGTACAGTAGACGGAAAAGACCTGACTCGAACGATCCTTCGGACGTTCTCGATTGAAAATCGAAACATCGATGCAAATGTAACTAAGATTGCAGGGCAAACCGCTAATGCTTCTGCTGCTGTTACGTTCCCTGCATCAGTTGCCAATGAAACAACAGTTGCTAGTAGAGCTACACAAACAAGCGTCAACTCGATTCCAACAAACCCCCTCCTTACAACTGATAGTCGATTGAACTACTTAAATGCTTCAATCGCAGCTATCCCAACCAACCCACTCCTTACTACCGATGCAAGACTCAACTTCCTTGATGCTAGTATCGCAACCAGTACCAACTCAATCCTCGGAGCAATCACTGGACTCAACAACCTATCAGCCAAATGCAACGTGTTCGGCTCAGCAGTCCTCGAAGCCCCAGAAATCGGATCATCAGTTTATGAGTTCACTCTTGTTGTCAACGATGATGAAGGCAAGTTGGTTAATCTGGATGCAGCACCTACAGTCACAGCTACGAATTCTACGGGTACTGACCGTTCCACAAACTTATCAGCAGTCACCAACCCCAGTGTTGGACGATACCGATTTACCTATACTGTTACAGCTTCCCACCCCAGAGAAAGCCTGCGGATCGAATGTAGTGGAACAACCAGTACCGAAGCTCGATATGCTATCTGGGCAGGAGCAGTAGTTGACTTCGATCAATCAACTATACTTGCTCAAATAAGCTCCGACTTGTCACTGAAACCGACTCTTGTTCAAATCGAAGCATCGACGATTCTTGCTAAAGAAGCAACATTGGGAACTTTACCCAATACAACTCGAAACCTAGTAATGAACTCGATGCCTGGTGGTGGTTGGGCTAGTGGTTCATTTGGAGATCGTTGGGTTATCAGTAATGACAATCAACGTACTGTAGCAATTACTGGTGCTCACCATATAGCTGCTGATGTACATGAAACTCAACCAAATTCGATTCATCCAGCATCGTTTGAATCAACAGTTTACGACACCATTTCAGCAGACTTACTAGGTACAGTTCACACAGGGTACGTCACCCCAGGTACAGTCGGCAAGACACTCAACGACACCAATACTAGTCTTTCAGCATTACTAACAAGAGTGCCAGTAGCACTAGCCCAACTCGTTACTGACTTAGCTACAATGCTAGTTGGTTCAGGTACATCATTAGTAAGATGGACTGTAAATGCTCTTAGTCTAGCTCCATCAGGTGGTGGTGGAACTGTAATCGCTACAGTAACCGTACCCGCAGTACTACAGAACACAGCATTTGCACTAGATGAACTGTTAGTATACCGAGGTACGTTCTGGTCATTCCAAATTCAGAATCTTGGTGATCTTACTCCGTATAACCAAATTTGGTTCTGTCTACGTAAACGTCAAAGCGATGACGAATCTCAGAGCGATCTACTTATTGCTTTGAATGGTGGTCTAATAATCGCTAATAAGAAGACTGCTACTGACCCGTTATTAGCATCCTTGACTGTTAGTGGTAGCAACATAACAATTCAAGTAGACGAGTCAGTTACCCAATTCATTGACACCGGCAACAATTACAACTATGATCTGAAAGGTGTAAACGTAGCAGGTCGTACAATCATGCTACATGAGTCAGACAAATTCATTGTGAAACGTGACGTAACTAGGAGAATAAGCTAATGCCAAAGTTCGAAAAGACTGTCTTGACCCAAGGTAAGTTCCGACAATGGAACGAAGCAACTAAGAAATACGAATTCGTTGAAGTCACTCCTGAACGTCTTCAAAAGTTGAGTGATACGTTCCAAAAGATGAAAGCCAAAGGAATGAAGATCCCTGGCCCTTGGAAGCACGACTTCGATATCACAGCCCTATCTACTGGTGACAATGGACTACTAGAAGACGCAACAGTGAATGCTGGTTTCTGGGACAGTCTAGTAGCCAAGACCCTAGACAATGGAAAGATGGCTCTTGTAGGAACGATTGACGCTCCTGGTGATCCAAACGACCCAAATACTCCTGCTGGCAAGATCGGAACCTTGGTCAAAGACACTTCGATCTACACTCGCAAGAACCTTCCAATTACTTCTGGAGTAGACAAAGAAGAACTACTCGAAGAAGGCATCATGCACATCGCTTTGGTTACTCACCCAATTGAACTGAACCAAGAGAACTTCAAGCTACAAAATAGCAACGATGTTCACTTGGTTATGTCCAATATGGTTGAAGAATCTGAGCAAGATGACACCGAAGAAGAATCGGAACAAAATTCTTCAAGTCTGTCTCAACTGATACTAGACTTAAAAAATGTCTGCAAATTGTTTTTACCTGCCAGTACAACTATTGACAATCTTGCAGAAAATTTGTCTATTGCAGTTGGGCAATACCAATTGTTGAACTCTGAAGACGCTTCAGGTGTCAAACCCGATTCTTTCAAAGTGGAGCCACTACTAATGTCGCACCTTGATCCTACCCAGGTCGATGCCTTGATTAACGGCAAGATTGTTAATCCCAAGACGAACAAGCCCTACGCAAGAGAAGATTTCTCTTCTTCTCCAGAAGCAGATAAGGCGGGAAGTCAAAATCTTCTCATTATGTCTGCCATGCAAAACCAAATGCAACTGGATCGACGTAAGGGTTATCGAGGCCGTATCGATAACTTGGTTGCAACAGGTCGTACTACCAAGGCTTTTGCCGATGCTCAGTTGTACCCACAAGCTGACTCGTACAACATCGAATTCAAGGACAATCAAATCGTTACTCCAGTTGTGGAAACGCTTCTGATGTCTCTTGAATCCATGCCAGCACCAACGCAACCAGAAGTCTCTGGATTGACAATGGGCAATCTTGACGATGATAACGTCGATCAAAAAGAAATCGACGATATGGCTAAGTATATGGCCTCTTTGGTCTAGTACTTCAAACTGATTCAACCAACAGCAATCCAATAACAAGGAAACAAATTTATGTTCAGTTTCGATATGTTCGGAGTACTGCCTGGAAACTATATGACTCCGTTCCAGGAAGTCGTTAACTCCACCAACATTACTTGGGGTCGTCTTGACCAACAAATCTACTTGGCAACTGTCATTGACGGTTCTTCGCGTGATGCTGGTAACACCAACTTCACCGATGTTCTTCGTCCTGGCTTGTTGCTCGGTAAGGTTACTTCCGGTGCTGATGCTGGCAAGCTGAAGCAATGGAACCCAGATGCCACAGATGGAACCCAAAAGATCGTTGGCGTTCTTATGAGTGCTCAGAAAATGCAACTCATGGGAAGCGATCAAGATCGTTACATGGGTTACATTCTCTTTGCTGGTTGCGTCAAAGCTACTGGTTTGGTTATCGCTTCTTCGACCAGTGACGGTATCGTAGGCCATGCCCTTGAGTACGTCATTCGTCGTCAAATGGCTATGGCCTTCCGATTCGATGACGATCCTGCTGGTTACGTCCCTGGTCAAGTCTCCAACCTTGTTACTGCTGACAAGACCTTGCTTGAATCCGAAGCTGGTCAACTCTTCGTTACCAACGGTACAGGAGCAATCACCTTCACTCTTCCAGCTACTCCAAAGCGTGGACTTGAGTACACCTTCTACAATGCTGTTGACCAGAACATGACTATCACTTGTGCAACAACTGATATTCTTGTTGTCTACAACGACATTGCTGCTGACTCTGTTGCTCTTAGCACAGCATCCGAGAAAGTTGGTGGTTCGTTCCGAGTCATCGGAACTGGAACCAAGTGGCTCGTTATCCCAATGCTTTGGGAAGCTCAAACCCCAACGATTGCTACCTAGTAGCTAGTTGATTCCTTCATTACAGAACAAAAAGAAAGAGAGACTTTAACATGCCAGGAATGTCCTACGATCAGTTGATGCGAGTACCACAGATTGCTCGACTTTACGAGCAACTGCATACATCAGCATCGTTCTTTCAACGATACTTTAAGCTTGCACCAACTGATACCCCAGTCATTGCAAGTCAGCAACGTGTCTTCGGTTACGATCTAGTAGCCAATACTCGTACACTGGCTCCGATGACTGCTCCAATGGCTCCACCAGTATCCGTAGGCCAAAAGCCTGTTGGTACTGCAATGGCCGCAGTATTCCGAACCAACATCAAGACTACCATTGCTGATGAAAAGGTCTTCATGACCCGTCAACTTGGTAGCTTTGGTTTGAATACCAAAGTCGATGCTACTGGACAACGCTACATCGCTATGCAGATGAAGCACCTGAAGACTCAAGTAACCAACTCCGTTGAATGGATGGTTGCTAAGATGTTCCAAGGTGGCTTCGGTATCAAGCAAGACGGTGAAGCGTTCCGACTCTGCGAACTGACCGATGCGAATGCTATCCACAAGAATGAGTACCTCATTCCGGCTAGCAACAAAGGCGATCTTGGTGGCATCATCGGTGCTGGTGAAGCATGGAACGATCCTGCTGCTCCTATTCTCGATCACCTGAACGAAATCAGTGTGCAAGCTGCTCGTGTTAGCGGTTATCAGCCTACTGATATCATCATGAACGGGAACACTGGAAAGCACCTGTTCAACAACACCCAGTTGGCTAAGGTCGGTGGTACGGCTTACCGTATCTTCGATAGCCTTACCAACCGTGAAGTTCGTGGTGACGAGCCTCCAACCAGTGGCCCATACACGGTTCAGTTCCGAGCATTGCCACAGTACAATTTTCATATCTACAATGAAGGTCTTGTACTCAACAATGTTGTACCTGACTACGCCAATCAAGTCAGTGTGTCTAACTGGAGTGCTTTGATTCCAGATGGATATGCTCTGATCGTTCCTCCCCCTGGAGATTGGGTAGGCTTCGGTACTTGCATGGAACCAGTCGCAGAGAACGTCATGAGCGAAGTCAAGACGGTTACTGGATTGTATCAGTGGCGTACCCGCGAAATCGATCCTCCACGGTTCGATATCAAGATGCTTCTGAACTACGTTCCAATCCTTCCACAGCCACAAGCTGTTATTTGGGCTAACGTCTGGCGAAGTGGATTGTAACCTATGACGCTATCAGGTCAGAGATATCCGTATCTGTTTACTTCCGAAGACGAGATTCAAAGACTTATCTCGGAAGATGGATCATTGCTCCATACAGACGATGTTGCTGACAATGATGAAGTCATCTACGAAATTTGCGAACGAGCTACAGGTCGAATCAAACAAGTACTCAATAAGAGCTTCGATGATATCAACCTGAAAGACTCTCCAAGAATTAGAGAGATAGCAACTATCATCGGTTGCTATCTCTTATCTATTCGTAGAGGTAATCCTTCACTGTACGCAGAACAATACGTAGAAGCACTTACCGACTTAGACCAAATTGCAACTGGTGACGCATTCCTATCAGAACTACCACGTTCAGGTAATACTTTAGTAGTATTCCAGAACGTATCCTCTGATAATCGTTTCCCATACAGTCCAATCCGAGTTGACGTAATCACTTCTAACCGTACTGTTGGAAATCAGTTCCTAAGCAGAATGATCCCGTTCCTATGGCTGTAAGACACGTACTTGATTTGCTAGCTCATGAAGGTGGTGTAGAGCCACACAAAATGGATGACGCATTCAAGTACTTTGCGTTGAACTTGATCCTATACAACGTAGTCAAGCTCAACTACCAAGCCTTTTTACAGAAAGCAAGAGTACCAGCATATCGGAGAATGGAAGCAGTTGACAGCTATGGTAACAGATGGAAACCGCTTAGCCAAAAGACCATAGACCTGAAGAAACGACTCAATTACCGATATGCTGGTGCTATTGCAATCAACATCAGAACTAGACGATTACTTGAAGCCCTCAAACCAGGATGGTTTCGTAATGGTGTCTATGTTCCACGAAACAAAGACCAGATAGTTAGGGTAGACCTTGAGTCGATTCACTTTGAGGTAACAGTTCCTTATGCAGATGACGTAGACAGAAAACGACAAATCTTCGTAGCTGATGAAGCTTTGATTTCAGATGCAATTCAAAAGTCTCTTCCAGTTCTATCCAACTACTGGAACAGAAGAGAAGTCAAACGTAGACAAGCAGCTAGACGAAGAATTGAACGTGTCAGACAAGAGTATGACAGAAGAAAACAACTAAGAGAGTTACCACCCCCTGCACCCCCTGGTTCTCTGGAATAAGGAAAGATAAATGTTTGAGAAGACAATACTAGAATTAGTCAAGAACGTGCTCTGTGACTCTCCATTGATGGACATTCCCAAACTCAACAAAGATTGCATCTACGTAACTGCATACGACCAGCCTCCCCCAACAGTTGGACAGTTCTTCATTCTTATCCATCCTCAGTCAAGATCGAACTACGCAGAAGTAAGATCAGAAGGTGGGCCTAAGAACTATGTCTATGATAGAGTAGGCTTTGACGTAGTATGCGGTGCTAGAACTAGATTAGCACCTACAGATCGTCTTATTAGTTACATGAACGATGAATATACTTCTCTAAATCTAATTAAAGATTTAGTAATTACTACTATAAGTAGAACAAACAGTAGTAAGAATATGGTAGTTCAAGAGTACCTAAGAAAGAATTATAAACCATATAGTAATAGAATATATGATATTCTTACTGATGGTGTAGACATTATCGATGGATTCGAATACATAGGAGCAGATGCAGAACCAATGCCTAGACAAGCTGATTACTTCTCGTCTGCCGATATGAGCGACTCCGACCGACCGGCAGGCCACACCTACACCGGACGTTTCCTTTCCCCCTCCAGGATCTATGGCGTGCAATGCTGAATTTATTAGCTAGTTGCCGACCGTAATAAATTCCACATTGCATAGAAGGATATGCCTCATGTTCAAATTCCGATGTTCGAAGTGCAACAAAGACACTTACCACCCGTCCCAACGACTGGCTGAATGCTGCGAAAGTGCGGTAATGACTCAGTTAGTTAGTATTTGCTTGCTGCTCCCAAAAGAGCAAGCACCCACTCATAAACTTTACAGCAAGAACGGAACCAGTTTTGCTTTGAAGATGACCCCAGGACAGGAATGGGTAACAGCTTGTAATTCTTCGTCAAAAGCAAGAGTTGTTACGACATACCCAGAAGCATCTACGTGCTACAAATGCAATCAATGGTTGGAGTCGAATCAAAAGACGAACTTGGCTAGGCAGGAGCTAGGCTCTCTTGAAGAGTTTATGAAAACCGTTGACTTTGAGGACGAAGAAGATCCCCAAAACTCGTTCAAGGCACAGATCGAAGGGATCAAGAAAGAGTTGCCAACATCCGATATCCCAACCAGTGTTGAGGACATTGACAAACTTTTGACAAAGATTCAAGAGTTCAGTACAATGCTCAAACAACGCAAAACCGTTAGAAACCAACTACAATTGGAACAGGAGCTTAGGACACTATGACATTCATTGCAGGTGCGTATTCCGCTACGTTTAACGCATTACCACTTGGAACTACTGAAGATGGTTTCGAACTGTCTTTCAATCGTATCCAAGAAGAGATCCGAGTTGACCAGTATCGAGGACTTGTTGACGCAGTTCACCAAGGTATCGATATGTCGATTCGATTCGTTCTAACTGAGGCAAACTTTGCAGCAATCACCAATTTGATTTGGGGATGGTCTGGGAACAGCCCAATTGTAGACGGGGCAGTTAAAAGTCATGCAGGGCAACTGATTAGCAGCTTTGCTTCTTCATTGATTCTTACCCCTTGTGCTGGAACCTCCGCAGACGTAGCGTACAACTCGATCACATTCGGTAAAGCAGTACTGGCAACCGATCCAGTTGCGGTTAAGTTTGCATCAAGCTTGCGAAGAATCCCAATCACAATGCACATTCTTCCATCTTGGTCAACTGGAGTTATCCCATCAGGCTATCCTGCTGGATCGTTCCCGCCATGCGATGCAGCTATGAGCTACTACACTGTAGCTGCTCAAGCTCCGTAATGTTTCTTGCACAATCCACAGAAACAGATCATAATAGCCTAGCCCAGTGCTAGGCTATTTGCTTTTACCGAAACACTTCTTGCATTCTCGGACAGACTCATGGCTAACTCAATCGATATCAATATCAACTTCAAAGGCGACAACAACCCAGAGAAGCCAGAGAACGAGAACCAAGTCGAGTCCAAGCCTAGCAAAGCACAAGAGAAGCTAGATACCGAAGCTCTCAAGTCTAAGACTGAATCTGAAGCAAGAGCTAAAACTGACTCAAAGACAAAGACTCAGCAATCCGCACTAGATAAGTACGTATCAGGTAAAGCAGCAAATACTAAAGAGTTACTTACTGAGCTAGACTCTTCTAAAGTCAAAATCAGTAAAGAACTAAGAGCTTTAATGTCCAAAGGAGCACTCTACGTACAAAAGGGTGTAGGCTTCAAAGGCAAGTCTTTTCAAACTATTGAAGAGAATCGCAATAAGCCTAACCAAAATAAAAGACGTATGAACGAAAGAGTAGCTAAAGCTCTTGAGTCTCTACTGAAAGAAAGAGAGAACGCATTAGCTCAATTAGCTGCTAGTACTGAGACTGTACAAGCTCCAACTACTGAACAAGTACAAACTCCAGTTGTAACTGAACAAATCTTCGAAGATACAGAAGCAGGAGAATCTGAGAGAGATAAACGAGCAAAAGCTATTCGTAAAGGTAAAGACTTAGCTAACACTAAGAGGCTATCTAAGAGCGTGGAAGCATCTGAAAAGCAGAACAAAGAAATACAGCAGTTCAATGAACTAGCTAGACAGCATAAGCAGTCTATAGCTCAAGAGATTCCTTCTCAAGTAAAGCCCCTAAGTTTCGTACCTACCCAAGTAAACGCTCTAAGTTTCTTACATGATTTAATCTTTAATACAGAAAAAGAGTCAACTAGCCAAACTCAACAATCTACGATTGAAGAAACTCCAGTTGTAGAAGCTGAATCTCCAATCACAGAACAAGCACAGACCGAAACACTAAAGCCAAAGTCTCGTTCAAAGAAAACAAAAGCTGATTTATCTTCTTTTCCAGAGACTTCAGTAGCTAATGCACAAACAAAAGCACAAGTAAAAGGCGAAGATTACTTCGACCCAAAAGCTATTGAAAAAGCAAACCAAGAAGCATCTGAATACAAGTCTCGTTTAACTGTAATCAGAATGCAGCCAGATCAATTTTTACAAATGGCAGAAAAACTTGGAAGTGAAGGGGCGGCTGACATCTCCCCTGAAAAAACTAAGACTGTTGCTGGAGTTTTAGAGAGAGGGGAAAAGTTTAGTTCCCTTCCCCATCTAGGATTTGAGATTGACCAAAAAACCGGCAAAGCAAAAGTTACTGGTCATGAAGGGCGACATCGTGCAATGGCTCTAAAGAATCTTGGAGCCACATCAATGCCAGTTGTACTTCGCGGGCCGATTCGATGGGATCAGCAATCAGACCAAAAGTCTTTTGACCGAGTAAAAAAATGGCCGTCAAGTCTTCTTGGAGAGACAGAAGGAGAAATTCCATTTCCGGTGTCCGATCCACTAAAGACTGTTGACGCTCAAACATCTGCTTCTGAATCTATAGCTAATGCTTTAGAAAAGCCAGAGCCAATAGCTAAAGAAGTAGAACAAGCAGTTCAACCAGTAGTTGAAGCCAAGGACAATCTATTCAATTACACCCAAGAGTCCCCTGGTCAACCAGCAGAACCAGTAGTTGCTACCAAGACAAAAGATGCTAAGAAAAAGCTAAAAGATGCAATCGTAACTAACGTAGAGCAAGCTGCACAATCAGCCGCAGAGAGCATCAATAAGGCTATGTCCGGTGGTGGAGGTAAGAAACCACCCAAGACACCCAAAGCACCACCAACCGGCGATGACGGAGAAGGCGACGATGGCGAAGATGCTTACAATCAATTCATGCAAGGGTTCATATCAGAGCAAGAGTACTATCGCGTACTCGTAGCACAAGTAGAGAATCTTGAACGCTCATTTGAATCAAAGCTATTTACTGCTAAAGAATCTACGCTTCCTTCTTCCCTCCAGAGAACTTTTGAGGCGGGTAGGCGAATCAAGGACTTCGAAGACACTCAGAAGTTGGTGGACGAAAAGGTAGCTTCTGCAACAAGTTCCGCAAAGAGTTTTAGGACAAACCTAGAGAATCCGTCTAATACTTTAGAAGCTAGAATTAAGGATTACATAGATAAAGTATCAGAATCCGAAAATATAGATCAAGAAAAACTTGGATTGTTACGCCAAGTACTGAGAAGAGTACAAACTGTACGTGAAAAGACTCAACAATCGTATAGCGAAATAGCAGAGTCAATTCGTACTGAGATTCCTGAAAGTGCTATTCGTGGTTTTGCACAAGGCAAAATTGATCGGGATATCGAAGAACTTGAAATGCAACAGAAGGACGAGGATAGAACAGTTAAGCAATTCCAACGTGAATTCAAATCCTTTGTTACTAAGAAGTACAAAGAGTTAGCCAACGTAGAAGCATTTGAGGCAGCTAAGACTTATGTTGAGACAAACAGAGGCAAACTAAATAAGCGTGACTTAGACGCTATGGCTAAGATAGCCTACGACAAGAAGTTCGAAGAGTTCATGGCTTCAGCTTCATTCGAATCAGAACTATCCCCTGAAGAGATAATGGCCGCATACCAAGAAGGTCAAGGCACATTCAAGCCAGAAGCATTTAGACCAAAGAACGCTCCAAAGAACTTCTATGGTAAACCAGAGAGAGAACCTCAACCGTTAAATATAGCTTTCGATCCATTCGCAGGAAAAGGTGGCAAAGGTGGTGGGGGTGGTGGTACTAATCCACCAATAGGATTCGGCCCAGACGGGGAAGAGATTCCACCAAGCCGAGCCAACATTGGTCTACTATCTCAAAATGCGGGTATTGATATCCAAGCTATCAAGAACTTCAAAATAGCTGAAGCGTCAATAAACGCAGTAGGTAAGACTTTAGTAGCAGCATCTACGAAAAGTGGGGTACGCCCAGGTCAAATCTTTGGACAAGCTTCTAATACTGCTTCAACAATTGGGCTAGCCGGATACGCAGCACAAGGAGCAGCAAGTATGGGTCTAGCTTCTGGAGCAACAGGAGCAGCAGGAGCAGTAGCAGGCCCAGTAGGTCTAATAGTAGCAGGAGTTACTCTAAGTGCTTCTTACTTAGCTGAAATTGCTGATAACACTTCAAAGAATGTAGAAGCATTCTCTCCAGACTTGATACTTTCAGACATTGATAATAAGTTAAAAAACTTAGTCAACAACATGGAGATAGCAAATTCAAGAGGAGCATCTTTAGCAAACTACCAACAATCTTCTAACTTATTAAGTAGACAGTTGTACAACTTAGGTGTAGACCTTTTCGATCAAGCAGGGCCACTTATCCAAATACTGGTAGATTCTTTAAGTATAATCGTTATGCTATTGAGAATGCTAACTATTTTTGGAACACTTATATTCAAGTTAATGTACGCATTTGTTGAACCTTTAGCAAAGGGTGTCCAAACAATTGCGAAAGGTATGAGCACTTTATTGGATTGGCTACTTGGTAGATCAACTCAACTTCCAGATTACGAAGAAGAGTTTATGAAGAATGATCCTAGAAAATAGCACACTCAACAACTAAGGTAAATATACTATGCCAGATGAACCACAACCAGTATGTCGATACGAACAAGTCAAATACGGTAACTACTTATTTCACGCATTTTCAAAAGTAACACTTAACAAACAGAACGTCTACACTGAAGACAATCTAGTAGTTAAGTACGTAAGATGTACACTAGAAGTAGACTTCATCATCACTACAGAGACAGTAACCGTCACTGATCCTCTGTACACTGGTGTTGATAAGCAAATGGACAAAATCCATGAAGAACTTCAAGCACCGAACAAAGAACTGAAACTGTACTACCACGGTATGGGTACAGAAATGAACATAATTGGTAGAGCAGTAACCAACACAGTTGGAGTAAATAACGCTCTACGACACGTACCATTCAATATCTTCGAAGGCCCATTCCCCGAAGTCCTTACATGGGAACCTTTAGCTGGCAACAACGCAGTACGATGCAAATGGCGATGCGTATTCAACATCGCTACAGGCCCAGTCAAAACCAAATCAGGCAGTTTCGATAATCCAGAACAAGAACAACAAACTTCTAACAATCTTGGTGGAAGAACTGTAGAACAAGGAGCACTTACAGGACAAACTAGAGTTTATGCAGGTGCTCAGACAATCACAGATATTGTCAACAACTACATAAATACTATCTTCGATATTGCACCCGAACAAAGTAACTCAGGTGGTCAAGTAAGTAACTACTTACTATCTCATACTGAAGAACAAGAGTTCGAAATAGACGAAGACGGTACAGCCGTTATGACCCTAACAGGCGAACTAGAGTTTGTAGGTACAGGTGCTCTAGTCAATCGCTTAAAAGAATCTCCAACTGCAATTCCAAGATTGCTTCAAGTACTTACACACTACTTTGAGCCTCTACACCCACTTGGCTTTACTCGTACTCAAAAGTACAAATTCAAGAAGAACAAACGATCTATCGAATACACAATCGTCGATAGAGAAATTAAGAGCGACAACCCAATACTTCCAAACATCCTCAAAGCAGACGTATCGCACTCAGTATCGTCTAGCTTACTCGGTGGCGATGTATTCGAAGGCTCTGGATTCTTAACATGGAACAACGTATTCGAAGGTACATTCACTGTACGTCCTGGTGTATGGAAAGGATGGGCATGGTTAGCAATGATGACGATATGTCGTCAACGTATGGCCGGTACTCTTCCATTTCAAAATGAAGTCAATCTAAAGACCAAAGATGCTCTAAGTGGAGCTATTCAAGACGTAGCAGCTACGGGAGCAGAACGTAGACACTTATTGCATAACATTTCAATCAAAGAAAACATTTACAATCGTGAATGTTCATTCACACTCAAGTACCTAGTAATTACCAACTTGAACGCTTTGTTTGTAAGTACTGGATTGTTCTATCCAGTCTCAATTGCATGGAACGGCCAAGTACTGCCAGCAGACTTAGGCAAAGTGCCAATAACAGTAGCGAATCAGCAACACGTATTCAACGCAATACCTCAAAGCTACGGCAATCAATGGGGTATCTCACGCGAATACATGGCTAATGCCCAGAATGTATTTGGTTATCGAGGCCCTCTACTACCTGGGTACGATATGGTATTCAACCCTTACGATGGTTGGAATCCAAATAGATTCTCAAATGATGCAGGCCCACGTAACCCTGAACGCAGTATCGTATCCTCAAATGCTACATTCGATTACGATAATGTTGACTCAGCTAACACACATACACTTGCTGAACGCAGACGTAATGCTCACTTGGAAACATTCGGCAATCTTAACTTTCCCTTTCCAGAAAACATAGATCAGGCATGGGGTGGTAACGCTCCTTTGAAAGACGTACCTGGATTGCCAACATCAAATTTTAGTACGTCACCATACAAGTCTTACGATCCAACTAACGACTCTACGTATCTGAAGAACGTCAATCCTTCTCAAACCTGGATATCCTACGACACCAAGTTCAAACTAAGACGTAATGAGAACAGCGTACTATTCCCAAGCATTCAACCGCAGCTTATTGCTAGTAGAGCTACAACCGCTGTACCAGCAACTACAAGCAGGGATGCTAGAGTATTCAACATCAACGGTAACAACAATGCAGAGCCAACAACATCGGGCTACGAATACAGTGACGTACAAGTATTCGGAAATGTTACTACTTATGTACAATTTACAGGCCAAGCTCTACGAGTCGGATATCCAGTACCCTGTCCAACCCTAGTAGGTTGTAGAAACGCCGGTACTGGCTCTGGTGGTGGAGCAATTACAATACAAGCTTACAGAGTCGGAGAAGGCAACTACACTTGCTATCAAGTAGGAAAATCCGCAGACTTACCGATCTTCCGTGGAGTTTGGGACATTACCTATGCCTTGAAAGGTGATCCGTCTTGTGCTAACATTTCATTTGAAGCCAATAGAGCAAATTACTACGCATAGTTTCTTTTCCTCTTTCCAGAAAAAGGTTTAGCGATGGCAGAATTCCAATTACCAACAGATGAAGAATGCGAAATCGTAGTCAAGGACGGTGACAAAGTTCTTGGCAAGGTTGATTGTCTTGACGTTGTACTCATTCGTCAAAACGCAATCAACGAATCCGAGAAGCTTGGCTTAGACGACTTCTGGGACTTAGTTGTAGACAAGCTAGAGTCTAAGTACGGATTCGGCATCAAGCACAAATCCGTTGCTCTAGCTCTCTATGCTCAAGCCAACGATATGTTGGTAGACATCAAAAAAAAGTCTTACCCATCGCTGAGTCCGTCAGATTCTATGGACTCCCCGCAGGATGGGGAGCAAGACAACTAAGGCTTCTCAGTCTTGTGATGCCGATGCTTCAGGCTAGGGAACGATTACAAGAGTTAGAAGTAATCAGTGCTTCTAACATTTACGCAATCCACTACACAGCCTTCGAAGACCACAAAGCAGCGTTACGGATTCAAGATAGATGGATGATGCAAGAAACAATCGATAACAGTAGGAACAAATAGTTATGTCGCATAGAAAGCCAACATCAAACGTCCAACAGATGCTCAGCACCTATGCGAGCAATCCTATTGATACGATTGCAAACAACTCTCCATTGCCCTTGTACGATCCTCAGTACGGCCATAACATTCCGATGTTCAACCGTACTACGATCCCAGTAATGATGCGGGATGGACGTATTCGATTCGGCCTTCAAATGCTCAAAGGCCCAATTCAATACAACACTGTCTTTATGTCAGCAGAGAAAAGTAAGAGTCCAGCACTTATTGACTTGTTAAAAGCCAATGGTGCTAACTTCATGTATAAAGTATCCGCTGATGATCCCAAAGTTGAAGAGTTCATTCTAAAAACTCTGAAACGCTTCTGGACTCGTGGACTCGATGAAGCCCTAACCTGTATCGAATGGGGCTTCTCATGTAACCAAGTTGTCTACAAAGTCAATGAAGAAAAGCAAGTACAGTACGACTACTTAAAGCTTTACTCAACTGACTCAGTACGTCCACTCTTCTTAGATCAAAAGCTAGTCGGTGCTCATATCAAAGGCATCGTAGATCATCCAAACGGGAAAGACCTTCTGTTCCCCAAAGTACTGTGGCACTTGCATAACCGTAAACACAACAGTACCTACGGCCAATCTCGTCTTGAATGGTGTAGCATTCCTTGGCACGAATCCTACGTATGCTATGGAGCTAGAGACATTCGACGTACATGGTTTATCAAGAATGCCTTTGATGGTGGCGAAATGCGTTACCCAATCGGCAAAACCAAAGTAGGCACTACTGAAATCGATAATCTCGATCTAGCAGTACGTATGATGTCTAATCTCCGTACTGGTGGCTACAGAGTCTTCCCAGATGACATTAACGCTTCATCAGGTCAACAGAAGTGGGCCTACACTCCACCAGCAGCGAACATCACTCCAAATGGTCTTATGGAGTACCCAAGAGAGCTTCGATACGAAATCCTAGAAGCTCTAGGCATTCCTCCTGAAGTAGCAGAATCCCAAGGCGATAACACTATGGGTTCAGCAACAGGACGTAAAGTTCCTATGATGCTCTACTACAGTACTCTAGCCCATCTTTCCGATGAAGTCATTTACGACTTTGATATTCAAGTACTCAAATACCTAGTACTGGTAAATTTCCAGACAACCAAATACTCTGTTGAACGTGTATCTCTTGAGGATGCAGAGATCGAACAGAACATCAATCAAATACCTAAAGGCGGAACTACAGACCTAGTAAGTCAGACTGAAGAAGACACCGGCTTAACCGTCTAATAAATTCCACATTGCACAGAGGTATACCGTGTTCAAGATAGCGATAACCGATACTAGACCTGCTCAAGCAACTAAGTACATTCAAGTCAAAGACCACACGTACCTAGCCGAGCATCTTGCACGTATCGGTATCGCTCTTGAAGACGTAAACTTCTTCACTTGGCAAGCATTTCCTAATCGAAGCTACGGCAAGTTTCTAGTATCGGAAAAAGAATGGATCGAGATTATCGGAACACCAAACACCGATAACCGAAAAGCTAAACTCATAATCGAAGACAGCAACAATATTAAAGAGTTTGCTAACTTAGACATAATTAGTACCGCTGTAATTATGTCTCCGATCTACCCAACTGGCGTATCAGGTCAGGATGGCTCTCGCATTCTTATAATTGAACTAGAGCATACAGCAAGTAAGTACCACAAGCACAACCGAGTCTATAAGCAGTACCAAACTTACTCAGACTTAGTAAGCGAGTTCAAAGACGAGAACCCAAAACTCCGTATTCCTCAAATCTTTAATCAGCACGTAATTTCAGACGTACCACTAATCGAGTACTTAGCGTACATCGCAGCGTCTAACTTCTTTACTGTATTTCTCCCTCCAGGAGAATCGTTGCCAAAGCTGACCGACGCGAAATTCACTTTTCCAAGTAACTCTCAATTACTCTACAATAAGTCATTCAGTCTAGCTAAAGCTTTAAGCTATAAAGTAGTTATTAAAGACGATAGAGACTGCGAAGCAATGGATGATAGCGTACCATTTGGTTCATGCAAAACTAAGTATTACGAATCTGAACCAAAAGCAATAACACTCTCGGACAACATTTACAAATCGACGATCAACGCAAACACTGATATTCAAAATATCAAAGTAGTAGTTCCATACGCACTTATCAATCATATAGCGGAAGACCTAGATTCAGGTTCCGGCGATGAAGAAGTCAATTCATTCGCAACTGATATTGAACCTAACGCCAAGACTCGGCTACTCAGAGTAATCGACGTTACATATCAAGGTTTAATACCAGACAGCATCACTAACGATATTCAATCGATTACTTACTACTTCCAGAGTAATCTGTACGGCCTTCGAACTAGACTACGTTCGATCCCTTGGGAAATGCCTAGCTCTCAATCATGGTTACATGCTTTAGCTGGAACAGATAAAGTCTACAAAGCAGTATTGCTAACGAATATGGCTTCTACTAACATACCTGGAGAGTACGGGGCAAATGCGGTAATCTTAAACATGGATGGAAAGCTAGTCGAAATATCTACATCGGTATTCGATAGAACAGGGATATTCACTGAAGCTAAAACAGGAATGGTAGTCCTAGTTAGTAGAGAAGCATCAAATTGTAGATTTCATATTCTTCAATCTGAATGCCCACCAAGCGGTGCAGTTATAGTAACCCAAGGCAAATGCTGTGTATCACTTAAAATCGAAAACGGCCCTACCAGAAGTTACTGCATAGAAACAACTCAGTTAGCGTGTCAAAAGATCGGTGGTACTTGGACTTCTGGTCAAACCTGTAACGGTAATCCTTACTGCGAGTAATAACTATGGGTTGGTATCCTTGTACTTGTTGTAAAGACTGTTGTAACGATCTAACCGTTGGTTGTGGTTGCATCTGTTTTGGTAAGACCCCTTGTGCAACAACTCTTTCGATAACTGGAAACCATCCAGCAGAATCTTTAGTATTTCCTATCTCTTACTCCAGAAATCCCGGCACAGTTAATAATCTGGAATTCTGTGGGCTATCTGGTTGTGCTCCAATTGATCTATCAAACTCTGTAGGCCATACGTTTACACGTACCTGGGAAGAGAAAGAACGATTATGGGACAAAATCAAAGCAGACAAATACTATTGTTGCCAAGTACCAGGAAGCGACCCTGTTCCTTATCTTCTATCCAGAATAGAGGGAAACGGTGTATATGTAGCATCAAGATGCTATAAAGCAGCTATTCGTTACTTGAATCTCGAAGTAGATATACGCCAAGGTAAGAGAATAGTTTATGGAGAAACTATATGCGGCATAGACGTAAATGTTCGTCTTACTTACCAAAGATTTTTTGAGTACAGAGAAAATAGATGCCAGTATAGGTACGGAAAAATAAATTACTTTTCAGTACCTTGTATCACTTACCCTGTAGGTGGCGAACCTCAAGACGTTGAAAGAGCTTGTTCTGTGTGCCAACCAGGGGGAGGCTCATTTACGCCAGGATCGGATTACTCAACCGAACCCTACCCGTCAGTACCATCGTGTCCAGATCCAGTATGGACAGAAGGAAACCCAGATGAAGATCCTAATATACCAAATGGAGTACGCTGCATTCAGAGATCAAAGTTCATTCCAAACATTGAAAGCGTATCCTGTAACAATGTTCCATTTACAGTAACGCTTGGCCCTGAACTTAATTCAGGTCTATTCCCAGGAACCCAAGATTTATGCTGTGGAAAAAATAGAGACTATCCAGACTTGGCATACTACGATTATGTAGAACTACAAGACTATAATTGTAGTGCATGGAGCAACTGTAGAGGTACGTTTGAAGAAACTCCAGCGTATGGTACTTGGATATCCCCGCCAGCAGACTTTCCTGGATTCGGAAATTTGACCGGATCAAGTATAGGAAACTGTACTACAGAAGATGACGTAGATATAGGCCAATGTCTTTATTCTGAAATAACCGAAAGAAACAGGGGAAAGAATTTAGTACGGCCTTTAGAAAATCATACTTTACTCTTTGGTGAGTTAAACGATACATGGACATTGAACATCCTTTGTTCTGGATAACTTCAGAACATAACGAAAAATCGCTAACAACAACCCCAATAGTCCAGCATGAAAATACCATCGATACCACTGTAGTATCTGGTAGACTTGCTTGGAAGAAACTACATACTAAACGTAGACTTACTCCTGAATGGCTAGCCGAATGGGAAACAACCATTCCTAAATCGTGTAATTGCCCAAGTGGTTATCAGTTCTTCAAACAAAGTGTTCAACCTAAATTCTTAGGTGAACTAGAAGACTTCACTTGGAGTTGGGAACTGCATAACTTCGTGAACCTAAAGCTGCAAAAGCCTACATGGTCTTTAGATGAAGCACTATTCTATTGGCGACCAGACTTAAAAGACAACATCGTATCTAAGTCACGAGATGCTACTATAGTAACATCGTTCTATAATTCGAACATAGATATTCAACTAGATTGTCTAAACTCATGGCAACGTAGTGGCTTTAATGTAGTATCAGTAAACCTAGATACTGAAATTGAACAACTAAAGCCTATATTCAAAGACGTAGAATTTCAACTAGGCGAACCGTCATTACGTTACCATAAGCAAACACCAAAGATACATAGCCTACTCACAGCTAAAGTATCTACACCTTTCAAACTAATAATTAACTCAGACATAAAGATATACCATCCAATAGACTCTTTTATGTCTCAAGCACCTGCACTTGGCATTCGAAGAAACTTCATTGACACTCCAATGGATGGAGATATAGAAAGATGGGGTATTGATGCTTTTCTTCTTCCAGAAGAACTTTGTGGAAAGTTTCCGAACTTAGACTTCGCTATTGGTCAACCAATGTTTGACTATTGGATACCTTGGCATTTAGGGCGAATGAACGTAGAATTGAAATGGTTCGGAGAACCTCTATTCTTTCATAAGACGCATGAAATCAATTGGAAGAACGAAGCTCTACAAATTGGATGGGATATGATTTACGAGCACTACAATGCTGGAGAAGACTGGGAGCTATGGAGACTTAACCATCCATACCATGATGAAGCACAAAAAGAAGCAATACTAAAATACCGATACAACGTAGGAATAGACAACGCAACATTGTCAACTAAGCAAAAGATGGAAAAGAATAATGTTAAATCATAACAGAGACTTAGGGACTAAATTAGCAGAATCGCTCGGTCGGTTCATTGAAATCAAAAGTCAGAATAGTCCTTGCTGTAGCGTAGTACATACGATAAACCAGTTAGGCCCAGAGCTAACTATTCGCTACATAGACTCGGTAGTACATGCTATCAAATGTACGTCCGAATACATAGAGTACGGACACTTGATACACGACCGTCTTCTACTTCTATTTGTCAGAAGTGCGATTAGAAAATCGCTACTTGACATTAAAGCTACGCCAGTTACAATCTACTTACCTCCATTCAAAAGGGATCGAACGATGCCACTAGAACCAGGAAAATCACGTGCGGAAATCTCCAAGAACATCCGTAAGGAAATGAAGAAAGGAAAACCACAGAACCAAGCAGTTGCAATTGCCATGAACCAAGCAGGAATGAGCAAAGGCAACGCCAAAGCCAAAGCAAAGAAAGGCAAGTCTCGATGAAGAACCGATGTTGGAAAGGCTACGAGCCTGTAAAGGGTAAGAAGCCCTACAGTCCCGATAGTTGCAAGAAAGCATCACCCAAACCAAAGAGCAAATCAAATGGAAAAGCGAAAAGCAAAAGCAAGTAAGTCTTGTGGATGCAAACATTCGAAGACCAAACAACAACCCAAGAAAGTTAAGTCATCATGCCAAAAAAATCAGCCGCATGGCAACGCAAAGAAGGCAAGAATGCCGCTGGAGGACTGAACGAAAAAGGCAGAAAGTCCTACGAACGAGAGAACCCAGGTTCCAACCTGAAACCTCCCGTAAGCAAGGAACAAGCCAAGAAGTCCAAAGCAGACGCAGGCCGCCGAAAAAAGTTCTGTAGTCGGATGAAAGGTATGAAGTCAAAGCTTACTTCTCCCAAGACTGCAAGAGATCCGAATAGCAGAATCAATAAATCCCTACGTAAATGGGACTGCTAAGTATTAGTTGACTACAACTCTAACATCGATAAACAAATGAAAAACGAGTCACAACAATTCAGTTCAAACTTAGATGACAAGTACTCCAAGTTCGTAAAGTCACGAACCAAATCACCATCTGAAATCGTTACACTGTTCAACGCTTCCAAAGCAGGGCTTATCCATGCAGTTATGGGTATTTGTGGTGAAGCTGGTGAACTTCTTGATTCAATCAAGAAAACAACAATCTACAACAAAGAACTTGATATCGATAACATCGTTGAAGAACTTGGCGATCTTGAGTTCTACATGGAAATGCTTCGTCAAGAAATTGACTTGACCAGAGAGTTCATCCTTATCAAGAACATCAGCAAACTTGAGAAGCGATACCCAACTCAATACAGTGACAAAGACGCACTGGAACGCAAAGACAAAGCAGGTGAATAGCGATGTACAAAGACGAAGCTAACTATATGTTGTCTCAGTCTCTTGATCCTGAAATGCCCATCCTGAACCGTAAGCTACCAAGACCAAAGTACGGTACAGGTGGACGCATCACCAACTTAACACAAGGAGTATGGTTCGACGCTCTATTCGAACTAAACGAGAAGAACGCCATACTTGGCAGATACGACAAGATTCTTACCGACTCAATAATCTTAGCTAACTGGGCTAGAGAGTATGAGGACAAAGGTATCAATCCAAAGACAGGCTTAAAGATTGGTGGAGGTCTAACCTCTGGCAAACTATCCATTGGCATGTACCGTAATAAGTTCCGCAATGGAAGACTTTACGATACCCAGATCAAACCATACTTGTTATCACTCAAGTACTGCTCTCAAAAGTATCCATGTAGAGAAAAGACCAGAGCAGTAGTACCTCTGACCTTAGACGAAATTAGAGAACTATGTATGCAATACAAAATTGCAGATCCACGGTTCTTTACTCCTAAAGAGATAGCAGATATCAAAGCATACGCTGACAAAACTGGTGAGCGTAATCTTTGGGGCATTCCTGCAAAGTCTCAATGGGAAGAACTAAACAAATCAGTCCCAGGTGGTATCTATGGCCGTTACAAAATATACAACGAAGTCTATGACCCTTCCTCGTATTCCCCTCTCACTTGGTAGTCAAATACTACAGTGTAGCAATTGCGAATTATGCAATGGGAACGAGAAGCCACTAGACAAAAAACTGTTCAAAGCCAAACTTCCAAAAGGTCTATATCTGTTCGTCGATGAAACACCAAACGATATCGAATCTGTAGTTAGCGAACCGATGACTGGATCAGTTGGCTCTTACTTCAAAACCTTTATTTCCCCTCTTCTCCCTCCAGAAAAATACTTGGTGGTCAACCAAGTAGTTTGTTACACAGAAACCGAGAAAGTTACACAAGCTCAAAGAAAGGCTTGCTTTCAAAACTTCGAACTGGTAGTAAACACTATAAAGCCGAAACTCATATTTGCACTTGGATCAAGTGTGAGTAAGTTTCTAACAAAGCAACACGTACAACATATCCAGTTACCAAACAAATACGAAATCTTTATGTCAGACCTTGCTAAAGCCAGAACCAAATTACTACTTCAAAAGCATGTATGAGGCAATAATTAACATGAACAGGAAACCAACGTGGGATTTATACAAGGATGGAATATCGTACTCTCTTCTCTGCAAGTTTCGTAACTGTAGAGAACGCTTCAGAATCGCAACTGTAGAAGGTCTACGCCCTTCTGAACGTAAAGAAGCTATGGAGTTCGGTACGATCTTCCATAAAGCCTTAGAGTACACAGCACAAGGAAAGACAACTTCTCAAGTAATTACTCAATTACTGAAGTTCTATCAATCATCCTCAATGGAGCCAATGCTAGTAAAGCAAGCATGTATTCTTGTTCCTCACTACAATCGCTACTACGCGAATGAGAAGCACCAATACGTAGCTCAAGAAGAAGTCTTCGACATTCCATACAAGTCAACTACAACTGGCAAAATCATTCGCCTACGTGGTAGACGCGATGAAATGTTCAAACGCAAAGGAGCGTTATGGCTCCAAGAGAACAAGACTAAGACCAATATCGATGAGAACAAAATCTTAGCTACTCTTCCGTTCGATCTTCAAACTATGCTCTACGTCTATTCAATGACGCAAGACTACAAAGGTCAGAAGATCGGCGGGGTACTATACAACGTAATTCGTCGTCCTGGTCAGAAGCAACGAGAGAACGAATCGGATAACGAGTTCCTACAACGTATCAATGATGAAGTAGCCAAAGACGTAGATACATCATTAGCAAATAATGAAATGTCTCACTACTTCAAACGGTACGAAGTTGAACTGACTCAATCAGACATTAACAACTTCTATCATCGGACATTGGTTCCAATGATTGAAAGCGTAGTAGTATGGTGGGAGTCAATCAAATCAAACCCTTTCAATCCCTGGGTGGACGAGCAGGGAAAACCAAATCCTCACCACTTTCAAAATCCGTTCGGAATCTTCGATCCAATGACTATCGGCGTAGGAGACTACTTCGATTACGTAACAAGCGGATCAAAATTAGGATTAGATCAGATCGAAACATGCTTCCCAGAACTACAAGGGGAGCAAGGCCAAGTCAAGAAGGAATCAACAACAAGCGAAGAAAAACCTAAGAAAAAACCATCTAAAAAATAGTTGGAAATTTTTTCTGGGTACCTGTTGACATTCAACTATCGCTCACTTACACTTCTATTCCCTTCAACGAACGAAAGGAATAGAAGGTATGGCTACAAGAGTACGGCGAGTCAACCCGAACGCTACAAAAAGCAAGACTGTTAGTAAAGCTTCTTCGACCGAATGGAAGATCCCAGGCCCAGAAGAGTACAACGAACCATCTGATGACTTCTTCGACTACTACACACTACTGCATGGTACAGCAGGTGTAGGGAAGTCCTCACTAATGGCTTCGATTCCTGGCTCAGTTATCTTCCAGTTCGAACCAGCAAGACGAAACATTAGAGCAAGACAGATCGACTTCAAAATCTCTTCTGTTCCAGAAATGGAGCAAGGTCAAGAGAATCCTTGGAAGAAGTTTACAACGCTTCTTGAACAAGCAGAGTCCGACAAGTCAATCAAAGTTATTGGTATCGATAACATCAGTGAGTGTTACAAAGCTTGTGAAAACAATTGGTGTCTTGAGAACCAAATGGAGCATGTACCTAAGAAAGACTATGGGGCATCTCGTGGCGAAATCAACAAAGAGTTTGAAAGAGTACTCAATAACTTGAAGTTCAATTCAAGACTCGGAGTAGTCTTTACAGCACACACCAAAGAACGAGAAGGAGAACTCAACACAGGGACAACTGAAAACATTTACAGTCCTTCAGGCCCATCAGCAGTATTTGAGTGGCTGAAGAAAGCAATGGACTTTGCATTCTTCATTGGCTACCACAATACCAAACGAGCAGTCCACTGTAGATGGGACACCATCTGGACTAAGTGCGGAGTCCGTGATAGATTCTGCAACGTCAAAGGTAAACAGCTAAATGCTTTCTACCTTCCAGAAGATCCGACAAAAGGCTATGAAACGCTTATCAAAGCCTGGGAAAACCAAATCAAAACTGGAATCATTGTAGAGTCCAGCGACCAAGAGTAGTTACTTCGTTGTTACGTTTAATAAATTCTGCATTGCATAAGGAAAGAAAGCTATGGCTACACGACCAACCACAAAGAGCACCGAGAAAGATACTTCTTCGGACTTCTTCAAAGCGATCAAGACCAAAGGTTCGATCTTGAAGAAGGCCGGTAAAGAAGAGGCACCGAAGGGGTTCACTACTCCTGAAGAAATCATCGCCGCCTTCAAGTTGAAGATCGAAGGCAAGGTTACGACAACTGCACGTTGTACCGCTGCTCGTTGCGGTGTTGACAAGAACAAGAAGCCCTACGTTAGCTTCAACTTTGTTTGCACCGGCAACACCGGCAAAGGTCAAACTCCATCCAAGTACATTAGCTTGGTTGAGCAAGGCAAGCGAACTGAAGAACAAGCCTACAAGGACTTGTCTTTCACTCTCCAGAATCTCGGTTTCGAAACTGATGACCTCAGCCTTGATGCCTTGAAGGAAATGTTCGAAACGATCAAGACTGACAAGCCTTTGGTATCGATCACCATCTCTCGTTACTCTGAAACCGGCATCGATGTTCGCGTCAACCGTCCACTCGATGACGAAGACGCAGAAGATCAAGACGAAGAAGACCAGGACGAAGATGAAGAAGAATCGGATGACGACTCCGAAGACGATTCGGATGAAGACTCTGATGATTCCGACGAAGGCTCAGACGACGATTCAGATGATGATTCCGATGAAGAAGACAATCTTGAAGAACCTTCCGAATGGGTTGGGCAAAAGGCCACTGTAAAGACCGCCAAGATGTCAAAAGCAGGTAAGGTAACTCTTCTGTCCTACGACGAAAAGAAGAAGGTCTTCAAGGCCAAGAACTCCAAGGGAGAAGCCTTAACCGTCAAACTTGACGAAGTTCAAGAAGTAGGCTAAAACTTCTTGCATCGGAACGAATTGTAATATACAATCCGATCAATCGATGCGAGTTGTAGTCAACTCACCTTTAGTTGCCGTAGCCATACACGGTAACTTGCCTCAGCCAGTCATGCTAGATATCACGGTCTAGCATGACTGGTTTTTTTATCGACTTACTACAATAAGTACAATCATGGCAACTTCAGTACGTAAATACAAAGCAGTCACTAAATTCTTAGCAATCGACACAGAAACAACAGGTCTATTCGGACACCACGGTTGCAAAGCATTCGCAATATCTACATGCGACAACAACGGAGTAACTAAGTATTGGGAAGCCATCGTAGATCCCCGCACACGAACCCCTAACTGGTCTAAGAAAACACTAGCTCAGGTTTACAACTACGTATCATCGTTCAAGACCCTAGTATTCCATAACTTGAACTTTGACCTGTTCATGCTTTCTCTTCTCCCTCTTCCAGAATGGAACTCGTTTCCAATCGAGTTAGAGCATAACTGCAATTATCATGACACAATGATTAGAGCACACGTTCTAAACTCAAGCGATCCTTTAGGACTCAAAGAGCAAGCGTTACTCTACTGCGATATCTTAGACGACGACGAAAAAGAACTAGATGACTTCATCAAAGAGTTACGTAGACAGTTCAAGCCTCAGTCAGAGTCAGGCAAGATACGATTAGCAGAAGCAGGATTACCAGAACTCGCAGGACAGAAAGATCGATTTCACAAATGCGATTTTTGGCTAACTCAACTAGCTCCCGACTCCGATCCTAGAAAGCAACTATGTAAGCAGTACGCGATCAAAGACGCTATCCGTACAGCCGCACTATTCATACGCCAAGAACAAACATTCGAAGTAAATACGCACTTACTAAAGCCATACGAGATACAGCAAAAGGTTGTAATGCCTTTGTACCGTATGACCAAGTGCGGAATCTCGATACACGATACGCACTTCCCCAAGGCAGTTAAAGAAGCAGAGAGCACCAAAGCTGGTCTAGTCGCTAAGATGCGATTACTACTATCCGACAACGAATTCAATCCCAACAGCCCACCACAATTATCCCAAGCCTTATTCACCAAGTTCAAATTCAAGTCAGTCAAACTTACCGATGCAGGAAACGACTCAACTGATAAGAGCGTACTGCCAGAACTCAAGACCCAGAAGAAATCCAAAGCAGCAATTGAATTCGTAGACGCGATGATAGCGTACCGTGAAGTCAATGCAGCTAACAACTATCTACAATCGTACATACGATTCAGAACACAGAAATCCGGTAGTACTGTTTATTTACTACTACCAAACATCAAACAAGTAGGTACGTCAACTACTCGTTTAGCATCAGAAAACCCTAACGGTCAGAACATCAGCAAAGGCAAAGAACGTATTGATGAAAATGGTAACATCATTACATCGTACTGCATCCGTAAGGTATTCGGCCCTACCAAAGATCGTATATGGTCTAGTATTGACTACGATCAATTACAGCTTAGAATCTTTGCTTACTGGTCGAAAGACCCAAAGCTAGTTAAAGCGTTTGAAGATGGTTTCGATTTCCATACCTACATGGCTATGCAAATCTTTGAAACCGATGAACCAACTAAGATACAACGGAGGGTAGCAAAGAATGTCAACTTCGGATACATATTCGGAGCAGGAGAAAGCAAGATCGACGCAACGTGCGGAATCAAGGGAATCTTTCGAAGAGTACAGACACTATTTCCTTGTGTTACGGAATCGATTGATAGAACCGTATCGTTCGTCAAACGTCATGGCTACGTCGAAACCGCCGGTGGATACCGACTCCACGTTCAACGAAGCAAAGCCTACGCAGGAGTAAATTACATCGTCCAAGGAACCGAGGGCGATATCGTCAAGACAGCTTTAACCAATTGTGACAGTTACTTAATCTCTAATCGTTTAGTAAACTTCGACTACTCTAACATCGTAGCTAAAAGTAAAGCCGCATTGATTCTACAAATCCATGACGAATTACTTTTCTCTCTCCAGAAAAAGCTTGGGCGGGAAAGGATCGTTAAGGTGTTATCAGACTTAGCAACTATCATGCAAGACGCAGGAAAGCAGTATGGAGTACCGTGTATTTGTAAACCAGAAATCATCGAAGACAATTGGAGTCAGGCAATCAAACTCCAAGATTGGAGAAACAACTAATGCTTAATAAAGTAGCTCTTTCAAAAGAGTACTATGATAAAGTGTTTTTACGATTCTCTATAGTACTAAGAGTTGTACATAGAGAGCTAAACTTTGGCTGTATTACTGCGTCTATTGAACGTACTAAGTTTAATATACGTTGGACAGTACGTAAAACAAACCACAAGAAATTTGTCTATAACATACCAATAACTTTTGAGTCTATTGGTATAGACAAAATAAGCGATGATGAACTGTTTGTCATTGCTGAAGATTTAGTTAAAACAGCACTTCAAACAATTCCAGAAAACCTACGAAGGAAAACCAATGCCTAACGCACAACAAGACCCAGTTGCTTTTTACAAATTCTTTGGTGTCGAAGCTACGAAACAAGTAAAGGATAATCATGTTGCCAACTGCCCATTCGCAAATTGCGGAAAAGCTAATCACTTCTACTTCCATAACACAAGTGGACTATATAACTGTAAGAAATGTAGTAGGTCGGGTAACTATTACACTTTTATTACGCAGTTTCACGAAGCCCTCAAAGTTCTCACTACTCCAGAAGATTACAAATTTCTTGAAACGGAAAGAGGAATCCCAAGTGAGGTATTTGAACTTGCTAATTGGCATCGAAATCCAAATACGGGAAGATGGTACGTTCCCTACTACGGATCTAACCAATTGCTTAACTTGGGTGCATTCGATCCTAACAACTTCAACCCAAAGAATCGATTTAGAATCTTCAAAGCCCCAGGCTTTGATCTACAGCTTTATAAGGTATTCAACACGAAGCAGTACGACCCCGAAATCCTTGTCACAGAAGGAGAATGGGACGCACTTGCTCTTTACGCAGCTTTTAGAGCAATGCGTAAAGAAGCACCTACCATACTTGGACTTCCAGGTGCAACATGCTGGAAAGAGTCCTGGAACAAATCATTCAAAGGCAAGTATCTAACCTTCTTCTTTGACAAAGATCAAGGTGGCGATCAAGGTATCGAAGTGCTACGCAAACGTAGCATCGGACTCAGATACAGCATAGCTAATTGGGGATCATCAGCCCTATCAAAGCTAAAGCTAGTCAAGAAAAACGTAGAACTCAAAGACGTTAGGGACGTATGGACTAACGCTAAGACCAAGACAGAAGTTCTACCAGTTCTTCTTGATATGGCAGCTACAACTGAAGAAGACTACACAGAAGAACTAGAACAAGAAGAAGGTAGCGAAGTCAAGAAGACGTTCAATGCAGACATTGAATCGATTGAACCAGTTACTTCTTATTCTACCTTCCAGAAACGTATCAAGGAAAGCTTATACACAAGCAGATCGATTCTACAAACAATCGATGCTATGCTTGCTACATCACTTTCAGTACGTCTTCCAGGCGAACCACTTTGGTTATTCGTTGTCGGCCCTGCATCATGCGGTAAGTCAACAGTAATCGAAGCATTCGGTGGTAACAACAAGTACTTCGATTACGTATCCAAGCTGACTGCAACATCGCTTGTATCAGGATGGAGAAACACAGATGGTTCAGACGCATCGACCCTTCATAAGATGAATGAGAAAACTTTGTTCATCAAAGATATGACCGTACTACTTGGTATGCCAGACGGAGTACAGCAACAACTATGGGACTTACTACGTGATGCCTACGATGGTTACGTAAAGATTACTTGGGGTAACGGCAAGTCCTACGAAGCCACTGACTTCAAGTTCAACATCATCGCCGGTGTTACACCAATCATCTACAAGCACAATGACGCTTCCAAGGGAGAGCGATTCTTGCGAATCGACTTCTTAGGAAACGACTTCGATGAAGATGAACACATGAGCCAAGCATGGGAGAACATGGGACAGAAGAAAGAGAACAAGAAGAAGCTATCCGACACAATGCTTGGATACTACAAACACTTGTTCGAAACTTTCAATCCAGAGAACGTAGCCGAAGTACCAATACCAATCCGTAACAAGATCATGGCATTGGCTAAGGTAGCCGCAAGACTGCAAGCTGAAGTAGTGAAAGACCGAAACGAAGGTATGATCTACCGACCAAGAGCCGCAGTCGCTACCCGTCTATCTCTCCAGTTCAAAAACCTAGCCCATGCCCTAGCTCACGTTAGAGGCGAGAAGGTTGTATCCGAAGCAACATACGCTATCATTCGTAAGATTGGTTTCGACTCTTGCCCAGGACTCAACTACGAAGTAATTAACTTCATCCATAAACACAAGAATGTTACTCGCAAGTCCATCATCGATACGTTGAAGATTCCAAGTACTCGCGTACATCAAATCCTCACTGACCTAGAACAACTCGATATCGTCATCCACGATAAAGAGAACAACAAGTCCGGCAATCGAGGCCGAGACACTTACACTTATTCCCTTTGTGAAGACCTCATAGCATGTTTGGAGACTACTCGTGTTAAGACTAATAACCAAGCTGGAGAAAATCGAAGACCCAAGAGTGGGAATAACAATAAGCGAAGTTCAGCTAAAGGAAAGCAAACTGCTAAGTGAAGGAGTTAAGCTTGGCATCATTGGTCAGATCGATAAGCTACTAAGCTTAGCAAGCAACGACAATCAGATTATCGATCAACCATACGATACCAAGCCAGAATCAATCGATACAGTAATTGCTGAACTTCAGCGACTACGTAACATCGAAGGATTCACTTTTTCAATTACTAAGGTTGCAAAAGAAAGCATGGCGTTTACACTACTGATTGAGATTGTCCCAATTTCCGACCCATCAGTAAAACTGTAACATGCCAACACTAATCGATAAGTACAAAAGTCAGTATCCTTGGTTGAAGACCTTCATTCATCTAAAGGGTACTGACCTGTACGTGGGAGAAGTAGACCCTAGTAAACTACCTCCCAACCCTAAGAACTGGCGTATCCATTCTCAACGCCAACGAGCCACGTACAAAGCCTTTCAAGAAAAGTTCGGCTATCTCGGTATGGCTCTCTTCAACGTAAGAACCAATCGCTTACTTGATGGACACATGAGAGTAGATGAAGCTCTCAAGGCCAAGACTCCACGTATCCCTTTAATGGTAGTAGACTTCGAAGAAAGTTCGGAGAACGAAGTACTAGCCACACTAGACAA